GAGATATTGGTAAACATCCTCTCGGATGTGAATTAAATGAAAGTGATGTAAATAGGCTCGCTAGAAATGAAGGAACAGATGAATCTATTCACCAAATAAAAGATGATATGTTGGATAAAAAGGTTCCAACAGCACTCATGATGGGCGGTGAATGGAATGAACCACCTTCCACATTTTCTCCAATTTATCCATTCAATTCTGTCAGGGAAACCGAGAGTGGTCATGTTGTTGAATTTGATGACACACCGAATTGGGAACGCATTCATATTTGGCACCGTACGGGAACATTTGAGGAAATAAATTCTAAAGGAGATAAGGTAGAAAAAATTGTCCGTGATGGATATGAAATCATATTGAGAGATAATTTCATTCATATTTGCGGAAATGCAAACATAACGGTAAATGGAAATATAAATCTTTATACGAAAAAGAATGCACATATTCAAGTTGATAAAGATGCTCTAATCTATGTAAAGGGTGACGTTGACGCAAAAATTGATGGTGATGTACAAGCAGAAATTGCTGGTCATTTGGATGTTTGTGTCGAAAAGGATATTGCTATCGAATCTTCTGGAAATGCTTCGCTAAAAACACAAAAAAATATCGTAATTGAAGCTGCTGAAAATGTGGAAATTCACTCCAAATCCGAAACGAAAATTCATTCTGAATCAAATATGTGGTTTCGTACAGATGGAGATTTTGAACATATCGTTGGAGGTAAATATACTGTTACTTCTGGTGGAAACATGGAATTTAAAGCACCAAGGATTGATTTAAATAAATAATGCCTGCTGTAGTAAGATTAAATGATCTAAGTGCTGGAATTGATGGTGCACCGACACCAGCATCAAGCGCTTCAGAAAACGTTTTTGTAAACAATAGAGGAGTCCACAGAAATGCAGATTCGTGGGTTCCTCATGGTGCACCATTACATTCGAGAATTTCTGTAGGCGGTAGTAATAATGTTTTTGTGAATAATCTAAGAGTCATGAGAGTAAATGATACTATATCTTGCGGCGATCGAGCCGGACAAGGAAGTCCAAATGTTTTTTGTAACGGATAACTAAATATAAGAGTATGAGTAAGACATTTAAGGACATAGATTTATCTTTTATTCCTCATCCTGTTACAAAAGATATTTCTATTTTAAAGGATGAAGATGCGATAAAACAGGCCGTTAGAAATCTTGTATTCACACAAAATTATGAAAAACCATTTCGCCCAGATATTGGTTGCCAAACAGTTGGATTGCTTTTTGAAAATATATCTGTCATGACCTCGATCATGATCCAGAAAAGTGTTGAAAACGTTTTAAAAAATTTCGAGCCAAGAATAAAAATATTAAATGTTTTTGTTGATGTTGCTCCAGATGAAAATGGATATAACTTAACAATAGAATATATGATCGTCAATCACCCGAGTCCATATAGATTTACCTTTTTCCTTGAGAGGCTACGATAAATGAGCGAAATCGGAAATTTAAGAGTTGCGGAACTTGATTTCGATGAAATCAAGGAAAATATAAAAAATTTTTTACGACAACAATCAGAATTTACAGACTTTGATTTTGAAGGAAGTGCTCTTTCTGTTCTAATTGATACATTAGCATATAATACACATTATTTGGCTTTTTATATGAATATGCTTTCTTCGGAAGCATTTTTGGATTCTGCGGCATTAAGATCAAGTGTAGTCAGTCATGCTAAACATTTAAATTATCTTCCTGTTTCAAGAAAGGCACCTACAGCAATCATAGATATCGAAGTAAATACAGGAATTGCTTCTCCAGCCAACATTGTAATACCAAAAAATTATAAATTTTCGACAACAATTGATAATAAATCCTATACATTCGTAACGAATGAGACTTATAATATTGTTCCTGTAAGCGGTCAATATAAATTAGAAAATGTTGTCATTGTTCAAGGTGAATGGTTCAACATGTCAGATGTCGTGAATAATTCTTTACCTAAACAGAGATTTGTAATTCCTGATCCAAATGTTGACACATCTACTATTTCTGTCCGTGTTCAAACTTCGACAACCAATCTAGAACAAGAAGTGTTTGAATATGCTTCCGATTTTACGATTTTGACACCTGATTCTAGAGTATTTTTCTTACAAGAAGTCGAAAATGGAAAATATGAAATATATTTTGGTGATGGAGTTCTTGGAAAAAAATTAATTGATGGGAATATCGTTATTGTCGATTATCTCGTAACTGACGGACAAGACGCAAATAAAGCTGGCGGTGGTGGTTCTGCTGGAAGATTTATTCCGTCAAGTCCATTAGATGGATTTACAGATATCATAGTTACAACAGTTACTCCTGCATTTGGAGGGGCAGAAAGAGAAAACATAGAACGGATTCGTTTTTCTGCTCCGAAGAATTTTCAAACACAAAATAGAGCCGTCACTGTAAATGATTATAAAACATTGATTAGACGTGATTATCCAAATGCGAGTAGCATTTCGGTTTGGGGCGGTGAATCACATGTCCCTGTAACATATGGAAAAGTATTCATTAGTATAAAACCTGTAGAAGGGTTGGAACTTACAAATACAACAAAAGAATTTATTAAGAAGAATATTATTTCGCGTTACAACATCGTTTCTTTAATACCAGAAATTGTAGATCCGGAATACATTTATTTGATAATTGATAGCACCGTAAAATATAATGCTTCGAAGTTGACAATACCTGTTGGAAATTTGAGAGATAATACAATATTGACTATTCGCAATTTTGCAAAAGAGAATATAGATGCGTTTGAAAGAATTTTTCAGTATAGTAGATTATTAACATCAATAGATAATTCTAATGTAGCAATTACATCAAATATTACAAAAATTAAAATGCGGAAAGAATTTGTTCCCCGCATAAATGAAAAAGAAACTTATAGAATCAATTTTAATAATCCAATTGTACCAGGTTCTTTGTTCAGCAATAAATTTTTAATCACAAATGATTCAATGATTAATTATTTTCCTGGAGATGAATATTACTTTGATGATGATTTCGAAGGAAATTTGAGAATTTATAAAATTTTCGAAAGTAAAAAGGTTATAATGAAAAAATTAAGCGGAACAATCAACTATATGACAGGAGAAGTTATTATTTCCAATTTTATTCCATCTTCTGTTGTGAATGGAAATCACATTCAATTGACTGTTGTTCCTGAAAATACGGATATTATTCCAAAAAGAAACGACATTATTACACTTCTAAACACCGATATTGTTGTAAAAGTACAACCTGAGGCTCCGGTAATTGTATAATGGAAAAACAATTCATTTCAACCTCAATATTAGAACAACTACCCCGCTATATTTTAGCAGATTACCAGACATTTGCCAGATTTTTACAAGCCTATTTCGAATGGCTGGAATTAGATACCAGTGTTGTAGGTAAATTGGATAGATTTAAGGATTTTCGTGATATAGATAATACACTAATCGAATTTGTCAAACATTTTGAAAGCGAATATCTTTTTAATATTCCTAAGAATCTTTATAGTGAAAATGGTGTTTCGGTGAATAAGGCTTCTCTTATAAAACACATAAAGCAATTTAATCAAACGCGAGGAACAGAAAATTCTTTTAAACTCCTTTTTAGAATACTTTTCAATGAGGATGTTGAATTTTATTATCCAAAGAGCGATATGCTTTATGTTTCTGATGGAAAGTGGTCGTTTGATGAGATTTTGAGATGTACAACAAATAATGATACGTTTTCTTTTATAGGAAAAAGAATATATGGTGTAACAAGCGGTGCTTCCGCCGCTGTCGAAAATATATTTAATATTCAAATAGATCAAGAACTTGTTTCAGAATTATATATTTCTGGAATAATAGGAACTTTCCTTCCGGGTGAACAAATACGAATCACTATAGATGATGTTGATTATTTTGAAACACTATTTAATATGGTTTCAAAAATAAATGTGATTGTACCAGGGATTGGATATAAAGTTGGTGATCCTATAATTATTATCGGGTCTAATAGTGGTGCTATTGCCGCTGAAGCCACAGTAGAAAAGGTAAAAGGGCGCATTTCAGACAATATAGCAGTAATTGATGGAGGATTTGGTTACAATTATCCTCCAACAGTACAAATTATAGGAACAGGTTTTGACGCAAAAGCGGAAGCAAAACTTTCTCCAACAGGGTTATTAAAGATTGAATTGATTAATAGTGGTTCTGGATTCGATATATTGAACCCCCCTTCTATTGAATTTATTCCAAATATTATTTCATTAGAATTAATGGATATTTCGGATATTTTTCAAGTAGGAGAAATAGTTATAGGGCAGACTACAAACAGATCGGGTATCGTAAAGAGATTTTATTTTGAAAGTGGTAAATATTATGTTGATTTAGAATCTTGTTCTGGTGTATTTCAAATAGATGAAAATATTGAAGGACAAACAAGTAATTCTACGGCAAAAATAACAGATATGACTCCATCAGGAGCAATTGCTATTGCTGTAGTCGCAAATAATACAACGATTGAAAGAATTGATATATTAAATTCTGGACAAGGATTTGTTGATATTCCTAGAGTTGTTGTTCGAAATCAAGATGATTCTATTAATAATTCAGTTGTTGCTAGAGCATATTTAAATCCAACAACGGTATCACAAATAATTTTATTAAATGGTGGAAGAGATTATACTTCAGAAGGTAATATTTTTGTTAAGTTTTCTGGAGGTTTTTTGGATGAGGGTAGGGATGCCGTAGCTTTAGCAGAAATTGAAGGTGGTATTGTAAATGTTTTAATTAATAATCCCGGTATTCGTTATGATGTTGTTCCATCATATTCATTGAGTTACGCTTCAGGAACAGGTGCCCAGCTTTCTTTTGAAATTGGACCAAAATATAAGAATCAAGGTAGATGGTTGAATACAGATAGTTTCATTTCTTCCGATAAATTTATACAAGATTCTTTTTATTATCAGGTATTTTCTTATGTTTTAAAATCGACACAAAGCATTAATTCATATCGTGATGTGGTAAAAAATATATTACATCCCGCAGGACTGATGTTATTTGGAACAACAATTTTAACATCATTCTTTCAGCTTGGTCCAACATATTCTAGCTTAGAAGGTGAAAAATTTAGGTATTTGCCTAGAGAAAAAACAACGATTTCTTACCCATTCCCGAATAATACTTATTGGAATACATACGCAAACACTCAAATATTCCCATGGTTAGGAACAATAATTGGTGATATTACATTAAACCCTAAGTCAAGAACAAATTGGATTCCTGATGTTTTTGTAAATGTATTTAATCCTACATTTGATGTTCCTACAACAGGTATGTTGGTTGAATATAATTTCATTGAAGGTGTAAATCCTCAGTTATTATATGATATTAGTGATAATCCAAAATATAATGGAATATTAGGTAATACCATATTACAAGATATTAATGATCCTGAATGGGTTTCAACTGGACTTAGATTTGACGGACATTTTGTAAATTGTACGACTATTCCAGTAAATCAGTTAGAAAAGACAATTATTGTTGTTGCTAAAATTGAACGTTTTGATAGACCTGCTTCTATTGTGGGATGTTTGGATAATGATAATTTAAATTTTGTATCCGGATATAGTATCAATGTGAATACAAATAAATCTATTAAATTTGTTACACAAAAGAGAGTATTATCTCCTCCAGGAACATTTAAGATTGAATATGATACAGCCCCAAACAGTATTTCAGAAACATCATGGTTTATGGTAGCATTGCGTTATAAAGATAACAGAATGATAGTTAATTTTAATAATGAACCTTCGGTGTTTGTTGATTTTCCTGTAAATGTTGTTTCTCGTGGTATTTTAAATAATTCGAAAGGTTTTTATTATGGAAACCAAGGTTATACACCACCCCTATCAGAAGGTTCATTTTATGGATCATCGTTTTATGGAAAAACATTATATGGTGCTGGATCCGAAGTAAGTATTACGTTTATACCAATTAACTCGTTATTTAATGAATCATTGTTCAATGAAGTATTTTTCGATGGAAATGTTGAACAACAAATTACATTCGTTCAACCTGTTATTGGTCAACCATTATTAAATGGTATTATTGCTTATTCCTATATCTATAATCGTTTAATTACCGATGAAGAGACGGAGGCAATTTATGTTTCATTGCGGACTTCTTTAAATTCAAGAGGAGTATTTCTTCCTTAAATGGATAAATAACTATATGTCTGCTATTTTACAAAATAATTTTAGAGTATCTGCGGCAAAAAAATTCATTTCTCAAATTGGCCAAACTTCCAATATAGCATATGTTTTTATTGGAAAATCAACACCTTGGGATAATGAAAACAGTCCTCCTGTTCCGAATAATTGGGTTCAAACGACATTTGATGCATATGATGATATGCTTTTTTTGAAGCGCATTATTCCTAATGATGTTCATTTAGTTATTCGCCGAAATAATTGGAAAAGAGCGACAATTTATGAAACATATGCACACAATGAAGAATTGTTTGATCCTGCTCGTGGTATAAAGCCATTTTATGTAGTAACAGATGAATTGAATGTTTATAAATGTATTAGTAATGGATACGGAAAACCATCAATCAATAAACCTACAGGAAGAAGTAGAAACATTTTTTCGAGCGGTGATGGATATTTGTGGAAATATATGTATTCCATCACCAGTGATTTAGAAAAATTTGTTACACCGGATTTTATTCCTGTTCCTGAAATAGGTTCATCTGTTATCAATGATTATGGTATCGAACACATTAAAATTGTGAATGGTGGTTCTGGATATACAGGTTCTACAATCAATTTAAATATAACCGGTAACGGAAGCAATTGTCAGGCATATGGTAAAATTGAAAATGGTGTTATAACAGAAGTTGTTATTACTAATAGAGGAAGAGGATATAGAAATGCTTCTGCTACTTGCGCTGCCCCTCCTTTAGGTGGAACACAAGCAACATTTAATGCGATTATATCACCACCCGGTGGTCATGGATCGAACCCTGCCATCGAACTTGGTGGTCATTTTGTGATGATGATTGCGAGATTCAATAGAGATGAGTCAAAGAGAATAAGTGTGTCGAATGATTTTAGAAAAATTGGAATCATCGAGAATCCGAAGAGTTTTACCGGTAATAATATATTAACGAATAACATTTTATCAATGATTCATAAATTACATTTTTCTTCTGTGATAGGATTAAATGCATTCGAACCTGATGAAATTGTTGCCGGAAATATAAGTGGCGCTTCAGCAACAGTTGTCGATTATGATAATGTGGAACAAGAATTAGGTTTGATTAATATTTCTGGAGAATTTTTTCCTGGAGAACAATTAACAGGGCAAACTACAGGATGTGTTGGAATTTTGAATATAGGCGCAAATTCATCTGGTACATGCCAATCTGGTGGAATTTCTTCTGTAGTTCTTGGAACAAATGCTCCTTTAAATTTGAAAAAAGAAGGATTTTCTACGGTAATAAGAATAACGGGCGGAAAGGGTGCTGGACAAATAAAAACATTAGATGTAGATTCATATGATCCCAATACAAAACAAATAAATATTATAGGGTTTTGGGAATTAAGTTTAATTCCTGATTCAACAAGCACATATGTAATATCATGGATAAAATATCCTGATGTAGCGAAAGATAGCGGCAATCTTTTACTTATCGAACACAGAAGACCAATTTCTCGTGCTGATGACCAAGTAGAAGAAATAAAAATTTGTGGTGAATGGTAACTTATTAAAAATAATATAAATAATAGAGAATTATGCCAACAGTATTTTCAACATCACCTTATTACGACGATTACGATAAAAATAAAAAATTTTATCGCATATTATTCCGTCCAGGAACGGCGGTTCAGGCAAGAGAACTGACTCAATTACAGACTATTTTTGGGAACCAAATTGAACAATTTGCTGACCATATTTTTAAGAATGGTGCTCAAGTAAAACCCGGACAAATTGCATATGATTTGGAACTTTCGTTTGTAAAAATTGAACCTACGATTAATGGATTTCCTATCAATTTAAATGATATTGACCCAGATAATCAAAATAATGTGGGTGATATTTTCATTGAAGGGGAGAGAAGCGGTGTAAAAGCGAAAGTTATTAAAATTGTTGGTTTAGAAGGTTCAGACCCATTTACTATTTTTGTGAAATATGTAAATAAAGGTACTAATGGGACCTCTTCCACATTTGATAAAGGTAATGTTGATGCAATTCCAACACCTATTCAAGCAGAAAATTTGAGAAAAGTTGGATCTGCGAATCCATTTGCTAAAATAATGGATAGTAATATGGATCCTTTAGGAAACGGATGTTCTGTTTCTATTGAAGCGGGTGTATATTATGTGAATGGTATTTTTGCTAACGTCGAAAGGCAAACAATAATTTTAGACAAATATACAAATACACCTACTTATAAAATTGGATTAGAGGTAATTGAATCAATAATTACATCATCCGAAGACGATTCATTAAACGATAATGCTCAAGGATCAAGCAATTTTGCCGCTCCCGGTGCTCACAGATATTCAGTGAGTTTGAATTTAGTAAAAAGAAACGTTTCTTCTTTAACAGAAGATAATCAAAACTTTGTTGAATTGTTGAGATTAAAAAATGGAATTAGAGAAAAACAAGTAGAAGAAACTGCTTATAGTTTATTAGAAGAAACTTTGGCTCGTAGAACATATGATGAATCCGGTGATTACTATATACGTCCATTTGGTATTGATATTCGTGAACATTTGAAAACAGATACAAACAGAGGAGTATATCCAATTTCTTCTCCTGACCCAGGAGCAAAATTGGGAGAAGAATCTAAATTAGCAGTCGGTATAGAACCATCAAAAGCATATGTGAAAGGATATGAAATTCAAACTTTGGCAACCACATGGTTAGATGTTGATAAAGCGAGAGATACACTCGTTTCTAACAATTCTTCTATAAGAGCAAATTTTGGTAATTGGGTTTATGTATGGAATCCCTATAATTTCCCATCAATCAATAATTATCAAAAAATCAATCTTTATGATATTTCTGTTCTTTATGATTCTAACGGACAAATATCGAATGCTTCTACATTTGGTTCTTTAACACCTATTGGTACCGCAAGGGTTCGTGGATTTGAATATGTTTCCGGAACACCAGGAAATCCATTTTCGAATCCAACAGCGATATATAAAATGTATCTTTTTGATATTCAGATGGTTTCCGGAAAACAATTTTCTGAAGTAAATTCTTTCTATTCTCCAACAGATTTTAGTGATGATCCTGTTGCCGGAATAATTTGCCAAGATTTATATTTGATAAATGCGAACATTTCTCCTTCTCCCAATGACGTTGTTATCTCTTCAACAGGAAGAGTAACAATTGTTTCATACAATTCATCATCTGGTTCCGCAATTGTCAGACCAACAATTAATACAGGTTCAACATTTTATCCAAAAGTTTTAAAGAATGAATTTGTAACCTATGGTGTTTCCGGAACAGCAAAAGTGGGTGAATTGTTGAGTATCCAAGAAACAGGATCAAATACATTAATTTATAGGTTACCAAAAACAGCAATCAAAACTGTGAAAGGAGAAAATAATCAAGTTGATACAACGTATACAATAAAGCGTGTTATTGTAACCACAATTACAAACAATACAATTCTTGTGAATGTTAGTGGTGATGAAGTTTTTGATACATTTAATTTAACAGATTATATCCTTTCCGTTGCAGAAAATTCTTCCAATTTTAGAGGGCATATCATTAATTTGAATGGTCTTCCTGTGAATGTTTCTGGATCTACTTTAACAATAGGTGGTCTTAATGCTTATAATGGACTCCAGGTAAAATTAATTGCTCCTGTAGTTAAACTTGTCGCTACAAGTAAAGCAAAAGATTTACAAACAAAAACACAAACATTTGCAACATATAATATTGATTCCGTGAATTACTTAGATGAAGTTGATATATATTCTCTCATTAGTATTAAAGATTTTTATGGAAATGATGTTACAGAAAGATTTTCATTCGATAATGGACAGAGAGATTCTTTTTATCAACGCGGTTCTTTTTTGTTAAGAAAAGGATCTACTCCTCCAGATTCTCCGATTACTGTTGAATATTCATTCTTTAGACATGGATCTGGAGGTGATTATTTCTCTGTTGATTCGTATAACCAAAACCAAATTAATTATAGTAATATTCCAACATATATAAGCCGTGATACGGGGCAAGTATATCAATTATCGAACTGTTTAGATTTTAGACCAAGGACAAATATCGCTTCTGAAGGACCGATGAGCGATTATCCTATAGGGCAATCTGAAATTTTAAAACCAAATGCGAATGTTCGTTGCGATTTTCAATATTATGTCGGAAGATTCGACAAAATATTTTTAACAAAGCGAGGAGAATTTAAAGTTGTTCGTGGTATTGCATCCGAAAGACCGCAAGAACCGCAAGATATTGCGGATGCAATGTTACTCTATACATTATTTATTCCTGCTTATACATATTCTCCATCTTCTGTATCCGTGAAAAGAATTGATAATAGAAGATATACGATGCGTGATATCGGTAAACTCGAAAAACGCATTTTGAATCTCGAATATTATACAACATTAAGTTTGCTCGAAAAAGAAACTGCTGATATGTATATTCCTGATGATTCGACAGGATTGAATAGATTTAAAAATGGCTTCATTGTCGATTCTTTCGTTGGGCACGGTATAGGCGATGTATTAAATCCTGATTATTCGTGTTCTATTGATATTGAAAGAGGAGAAGCAAGACCTGAATTTATTCAAAATTACTTAGATTTAAATTTACAAACGACGGATCCTGATAGTGGTAATGCTCCTGTTTCGACAAATTATGCAAAAACAGGAGATTTAATCACATTACCATATGTCAATGTGACATTGGTAGAACAACCATTTGCTTCCAACTTTATAAATATAAACCCTTATAATGTTTTTAATTGGGTTGGTTCTATTGAATTGGATCCAGAAACAGATTTATGGAGAGATACTAATAGATTACCTGATATTATACAAAATAATAATGCTGCTTTTGAAGCAGAATTAGTAAGATTATCACCCACATTAGGAACAGTTTGGAATGAATGGCAAACACAATGGACTGGAGTTGTTTCTGAATCATCTACATTTACAACAACAGAAGAAGTAACAAGAGGTATTACTATAGACGAATCTAGAATGAATGCTGCTAGAATGGATAATAGACTTCCTCCTACAGCATTGATTACTACTACTACAACCTCCACAATAGAAAATAAAACACAAGTCGTTCAATCGAACCAAGTAAGAACAGGTGTTGTTACTACTGTCGTACCGAGAGAAACACGCCAACAAATTGAAGACCGTTTGGTGAATAATGATATTATTCCGTTTATGAGAACGCGGGATGTTTATTTTAAAGCAAAAAGATTTAAACCTAGTACATTATTATATCCATTTTTTGATAATGTAAATGTTTCTCGATTTTGTTCTGGATCAGGAGGATCAGGATTCACAACTGTTCCGCCTGTAGTGACATTCTCTGCACCACCTTCAGGAACAACAGCACAAGGTACAACAATTTTAAGAGATGGAAAAGTCGTCTTTATTGAGATTACAAATCCTGGATCAGGATATACTTCAGCACCAACAGTGTCATTTAGTAGTATTCCAAACGGTGCGACCGCTCCTTCTTCGGCTGATGTAATTGTATCTGTAGAAAATGGAAGAGTCGTTTCCGCTGTGTTGAAAATGAAAACCGATGAAAATGGAAATCTAGAAGGTATGTTTAGAATTCCAAATACGGATACGATTCGTTTTAGAACGGGAACAAGAATCTTTAGATTAGTTGATGATCGAGAAAATAGAAGAGTATTTACAACTACTTTTGGTGAATGTAGATATGTTGCTCAAGGATTTTTAGAAACACGACAATCTACAATACTTTCGACAAGAGAACCGCAATTGGTGAGAACAAATGTTTCTGAAAACAGAATCTTGACAAATGTTGTTACAACATCAAATGAAATTTCAAGGGAATCTACCATAGAATCGGGTTGGTTAGATCCAGTAGCACAAACATTCATTACAACAGATAAGGGTGGATCATTTATCACAAGTGTTGATATCTTCTTTGCTTCTAAAGACGATACAATTCCTGTAACATTACAAATTCGTGATGTTGTAAATGGGTACCCAGGACAAAGAATAATTCCGTTTGGAGAAGTTGTTTTGAATCCAGTTGATGTTGTTATTGATCCGGACGGAACGAGAAATCTCCCAACAAAATTTACATTCAAATCACCAATCTATATCCAAGAGAATGTTGAATATGCGATTGTCTTGATTAGTAATTCGAATAATTATAATGTTTGGATTTCTCGTATGGGAGAAAATCAGATAGGGACAACGAATCCAATTTCTGAACAACCATATGCGGGATCATTTTTCAAATCACAAAACGCAAGCACATGGACGGCAGAACAATTAGAGGATCTAAAATTTACAATTTATAAAGCAAAATTCGATACTTCTGTTATCGGAAATGTAATTTTCGTGAATGATGTTGTTCCTTCCCAATCACTAGATTCTCTTTGTTTCTGGACTGTAGAAGGATCAGAAAAGGTTCGAGTTTATCAAAAAAATCATGGAATGCCTTTTAACACATCTCCGGCATCAAGTAAAGTATTAATTCAAGGTGTAACAGGAACACTGAATGGAATTCCTTCTTCTGAATTTAATGGTATTCATGAAATTTCTGATGTAACATTAGATACATATACAATCAATTTAGTAACTCCAGCAACAGCAACAGGATTTACAGGAAATGAAGGAATTACAGCAACTCGGAATTATCAAATGGATGTTGTACACCCAATCGTACAAAATATTGTTTTCCCGAACACCGAACTTTCGTTTTCAATTAAAACTGTTTCTGGAAAATCGGTTTCTGGTAATCAACAACCGTATTCAAAAACACAGAATTGGGAACCGATTATTGTAAATTCTAATGTAGAATTTACAAATCCAAAACTTATTGCATCAGCTTTGAATGAAATTGATCTAGTGCAAGCGGGTGTTGGTGTCTACAATAATAAATCATTTGTATTAAGATCATTATTTATAAGCGAATATGACAATTTATCACCAGTAATTGATACACAAAGAATTGGTGTTGTTGTTGTTGGAAATAGAATAGCAGATTATACACACAAAACAGTAAATATAAATAGTCCTTCTGGGTATGATTTGAGACCAGCATCCCGTTCAATTAATATTGCAAATTGTTCATTACTATCGGATGATAATTCAATTAATACTTCATCGGATGTGTTTACAGACCAAACAATTCTTGGAAAATATATACATTTAACATCTCCTAATAATAATTTTAATTCATTTGAAACGGCTATTAAGGTGATTGAAATTGCTTCTCCAAGAAAGTTGATTGTTGATGCACCCATTACTACAACATTGAACACATCTGCTGTAATTGATGTATATGATTTCTTTACTGCTGAAGAAGGAGCATTTGATACCTCTAATCCGGCAAAATATATTACTCGTCCTTTGAATTTATTGGAACCAGCAAATTCTTTGAGAGTTTTTGTTACAGCTTTTCGTTCCTTTGATTCTGATTTCGATATCTATTATAGAGTAGGACGTTCTACAGATAACAAATTATTTGAAGAACAACCTTATAAGAAAATGAATTTGGATAATATTCCACAAAACAATTTAGAAAGATTTGTTGAATATAAATATTCAGTAGAAGAAGAAGTCGAATTTACTACAGTTTCATTTAAGATTGTGATGAGAAGTACAAATTCGGCAAATGTACCGAGATTTAGAGATATACGAGGCATCGCTCTATCGTCATAATATGATACCAGTAGAAAAATATAACGATCTTTATAGGGATCCTAACAGTAAAGGTATTGTTAATTCCAACAAGAAAGAACGAGAATTGTTTCTTGAAAGGAAGAAAAGGATTTTGAATAAAGAAAAAACGTTAGAAAAAATAATTACAGATTTAAATAATAGGATAGAAGTATTGGAAAAAATACTTTTGGAGAAAAATAACTAATGCCTGTACCACTTCCGATTGAAATTACGGATAATTTCGACCAATGGCGTCAAAAATGTAATCAAGCTTTTCAGGTACTTTTAGATGTCGTCAATGAAAATCCTGTCCAAACATTAATAGAAATGGAAATACCAGTGAATAATAGAGATATTCTTTTATATGATAATACATCTCAAACTTTTAAAAATACTCTATTCGATGCTCTTATCCAAGACTATTTACAAGATAATGGTTTTCGTTCCGACAGTAAGGTGAAAAAATATTATTTCACAAATCAAAATAATTTATATTAGAGGAAAATATGGCAAACGGAAGATTAGCGAGTGGTGTAATTTCGAGCACGAATGTTTGGGAACAATTTTATCAAGTTCCTGTTGGATTTACTGCTTCTATTACTCTGAATGTGTGCAATCAAGGAGCAAACAACGCGAAAATTCGTGTTGCTATTCCATCTTCAACAAACGTAAATCCAGAAGATATTATAGAATATGATGTCGAGATATATAAAAATGAATCATTTCAGAGAACAGGAATCGTTCTTTCATCGGGGCAATATTTGTTTATTCGTTCTAATGAAGGCTCGATTAGTGTCAATATTTGGGGATTCGAAGAAGAAATTTAAGGAAGTTTTATGAAAAAGTTTTGGTTAAGTATAGTATCCTTCTTTAAAGGAGAAAAATGGAAAAAAGCCAGATTTGTTGTTGCTTTAATTGCTGATATGTTACCGTATGTCGAAACGGCAGTTACTATATTATCTAATTTGACACAGAACAAACAACTAAAAGCGATCCAAAAAGCATTAAATTATTTTAATATTCCAAAAGAAGAAATACCATTTAATCCAGAAAGAACATATACAAAATCGGAAATAAATGGTATATTGATGTCGGCGGCTAATTATGCTGTCCGTGATGAGATACAGAAAGCAATTGAAAAAACGGCAGAAGGATTTTTAATTTTTGGTGGACAAAAAATTAAAAATTCATCCGAAATACCAGATAATATTATAAATACTGCTGTAAACACCGTTTACACATATTTGAAAAATTCGCAAGGAAAAGAAAACGATGAATAATTTATTCGATGATATTAAGTTTAATGAGGTTAGAATTGTTCTTAAAAAATTTGAAGGAGAACAAACGGAAAAACCATTTGAAGAAATCATTATAGAAAACGGAGAAATTGTAGAAATTAGGAGATATAAAGAAGATGCCACTATTAAATAGCGGTCGCGACCATATCGCAAAAACTATAATCGGGGAATCTGTTACCGCCTTCAATAATGCTAATGCATATATTGCTGTAGGTAATAGTAATACTGCTTTTTCGGCTTCCCAAACCGATTTACAAGGTGCTAGTAAATATCGCAAAGCGGTGGATGCTTCTTATCCACAAAGAACAAATAATGTTCTCACATATCGTGCAACATTTTCTACCTCTGAAGCGAATTTTGATTGGGAAGAATGGGGTATTGCTAATGATCCAACTTCTGGTACACTATTAAACCGTAAAGTTGAATCGCTAGGTACAAAAAATTCATATCAGACATGGCAATTTACTGTCGATATTACTGTTGTAGCAGGATAAATTTATGTCTTTACAATATGCTTCTGGAACAAGAGTAAATGTGACATTTTCAACAACCGCGACAGGTCTTACCGGAAAACGAGAGATTTTATATAATTTAGGATTAGCTTTACAAGATGCCGGTTGGGACATCACAACCGGATCTCTTACACCAACAACAGATTCAATTATTTTTGGATCACAATATACACCTGATTCTAATTTGAGAATGAAAGTGAATATTGATACCGCTTCAACGAACTGTTGTAGAATAAGAGCTATGCGATATTCTGATGAATTACAGGGAACAAATGTCGCATCTGGTATGTTTCTTGTTCCAGCAGTATCTAAAAATTGGAGAATTATTGCTAATAGACATCAATGTTTTATTTTTGAAACTGCCGGTAATAATACTGGATCTATAGCATATTTTGGTACACCATGGATACCATCATGGCAGCACGGTGTTGTAACGGAGTGTTATTTTTCTTATGCTAATAGGATTTCTGATAATACGACAACCGCTGTTGGATCCTTCCGGGTTAATTTAAGAGGATCATATCAAAATGCCCATGGTAATTTGTATGCAAATTGGAATAATGTTATTATAGATCATTTTAATAACATATCAAACGTTGCAAGCTCCGGATTAGGATTGATGGCTTTTCATGGTTCATCTTTACAACAGGCTGCTGAAGTTTGTAAAGAATGGGCAGACGGTACTGAATTAATGTATGATCCTCTTATTAAGTGGCCCGATACTGCTGTTGCTTCTCAAAAAGCACGAATCAAAGGACAACTTTGGGATGCCGCAATTATTTCAGGATCATATGCAACCGAACAAACATTTACTGATGGAAACGGTATCAAATGGTATGTTTTCACAGACAATTCTCCGATAGATAATACAACGTTTGGTCCGGGAACACTATTATTAAGAGTACCATAAAATGTCTAGGTTTTTAGGTATAGGTTCTGTTTATGTTTCTGATGAGCATATAACTCAAAATAGGGTAAAGATATTAAACACAAACCAAAGTACATTTAGAAATATAAATCCAAATTCTTTTGTAGTTTCCGCCGCCGCTCCCGTATCATCTTCTAATTTGTTTTATTTACAACCAGGAACAATATTAACGGCAACAACAAAATATGCGGATTACGCAAATTTAGATATAATTTTATCTGAAATAGTTGGAACAGATTCATTAACAATAATTTCTACAGAAGCTTTAAATTCTTTCCTTTCTTATTTGGATTTGATTGATAATCTTTCTATTTCTTTTACAGAAAATTACCAAACATTTTCTTCTCTGACAAACAACGAAACTATTTTTGTTGATTTAATTGAAGAAGAAAATATTTCTCTCGCGCTAGAATCCCTGGATTCAATTTCTTTTCAATTAGAACAATTAACAACAATTGCAAATGTGATTGAATCCTATGATTCAATTGGATTAAATTTTATAGAAAATCAAAGCATTTTCGTTTTTATTAATACAATAGAATCATTACTTGTTAATTTAGAAGAAGTATATAGACTTTCGAAGTTTTTTTCATCTTCTGATTCTGTTTCCGTTTCGTTGAATGAAAACGAATCTATATTAAACATAATTCAAAAGTTGGAAACATTAATTATTTCTTTAACAGAAAGTTTACAAACAAATGTTTCTTTTATATCTAACGATAATATCAATATAATTCTTTCAGAAAACAAATTTATTGATATTCTCCTTTCTTCCGTCGATTCTATTTCAACAATCATTGAAGATATTGGATATTTTTTTCGAGACCTTTTTTCTAATGATTCGGTTTCTATAACTTTTAACGAAAATAGCCAAATAACACTTGTAATCCGAGGTATGGATTCTTTGTTGGTTTCTCTAGAAACAATTCTTTCTTTTTTTAAGGAATTAAATTATACAGATTATATTGAAAATGGTATAACCGAATTTGTTCATATACAAAATATATTTTCTTCTTTTGATTCGATAGAAAATTCGATAGAAGAACTGAGAAATTTAATAAACAAAATTAAAAAAACAGAAATTCTTTCTTTTCAGGTCGAAGAAGAGTTGAAAACAGTAGAAACTTATATCAAAAAAACAGAAAACCTTCTTTTATCTACGAATGATTTATTAAATATAACCCACAAATTATTGGTAAATTTGAGCGATTCGGATACATCCGTTTTCATCGCAGCGGAAAATGTAAATAATTTGAAAAATATATTTTATTCAATTGACAACTTAGGTACTTCTATCCTTGAAAATGTTAATTTATTTTTGAATTTGTTTTCTTCCGAAAATGTTACAATTTCGGTGATTGATTTGATGAATGATTTGCGAGTTTTTATTTCAAAAAATGATATTATTGAAATAAATGATAATATAAAACAATTGTTTGTGGAATTGAATCCAACAAATGATGAAGTAATTGTGGGTATGAAAGCGAATATTATATATAATGATTTATTGGTAGCCCTTTTAAAGAAAACGGAATCTTTATTAGAAATAGTAGAAAAAATTCAATATTTGTGTAATATCATCCAAAAAGAAATTTTTGTTGCTGAAATTGAAAAGAAAGTTGAATCTTCTATAATTGGAGAATCAAATGTGATTGATTCGGAAGTAAAAAGAAAGAAATAGAAGGCCTAAATATATCATATGATTAATGGAAAAATATTTACTATAAATACAACAGAATCGGCGAGTTTTTCTGTAAAGGTATCTACAAAAAATCCTGGTGGTCAGGCTGTTCCTGTTAATTTGGACGAAAAGGAACTTCATTTTTATGTGAAATTTAATGAACAGGATAAAGATGAAGACGCCTTCATTCACAAATTCACAGGTTCTGGAATTACTCATACAAATCCTGCTTTAGGGGAAGCGGAAATTGATTTGTTGCCTTCCGATACTGTTTCTCTTTTAAATACAAATTTAACACATAAAACATATTGGTCCTTACGAGTCGTTTATGGAAGTGTTAATAAATTTATCCAGGAGGGTGTGCTCTTAATCACACCGGCATAATATGGCAATTCCAAATTCACGGCAATCTTTAATTGATTATTGTAAACGTGCTCTTGGACATCCTGTTATAAACATTGATGTTGCGGATGAACAGATTCAAGACCGAGTTGATGAAGCTTTACATTTTTATCGTGAATTTCATGGTGATGGTGTAACGCGAGATTACTATAAGCATAAAGTAACTGCTCTTGATAAACAAAGACAATATATTGAAATTCCGGAAGAAATTTCACAAATAATTCGTGTTCTTACTGCTCCTGCTCTTGCAAATTGGGGTGGTATGTTTTCTTTTACATATCAATTTTTTTTGAATGATTTTTACCGCCCTGGAGGTATAGGTCTTGGTGGTAACCTTTCTAATTATGATATTACGATGCAGTATTTAAATTTGATTGACCACTTCTTCAATCAAGAAAAAACCGTACATTTTGCTAGAAACGAAAATAAATTGAGAATTAATATTGATTGGAATAAAGTTGTTAAAGTCGATAGTTATTTTATTATTGAATGTTATAGGATTATAGACCCAGAAGTACACACAAAGATGTGGAATGATTTGTGGTTGAAAAAATATTTGACCGCATTGATTAAATTACAATGGGGAGAAAATTTAAAAAAATATTCTGATGTATCTTTAATTGGTGGTGTTAAATTAAACGCCGATAAAATTTATGAAGAAGCTAAAATAGAAAAGGAAACATTAGAAAAACAAGCACAAGATACATGGCAACTACCAATAGATTTTATGATTGGTTAGATAGGAGATTTTATGCCAAAAGCATTTAAGCAATATATCCAAGAAGCAATCGGAAACAAATATGTCAACCACCAACTTCTTTCAAAAAAAGGATATGAATTAATGGGAACGGATCAATATTATAAAAAAGGTGCTCCTGGAATTAAATTAAAGAAAGGTGCTGAATGGGTTTCACTGAAAGATCCTAAATTAAAAGGAAAATCTACAACAGATTTGGCAAGATATTTGCGTTCAACGGGTGGTTTCCAAATTGATGAAGATGTTATAAAAAGTGAGGCGCATGCAAAGAAGCTTTATAAAAAATATAAGAAAGAATTAGAAAAATATGATGATATGGAAAAACGTAAAATTCGTATGCTCCCGGGTGAACAGATCCGTTCTAGAGAATTGCGTTTTAAGATGAAAAAGTTAAAGAAAATGATTGGTCCTGATTATCCTATGGAAGAAGTAAATGATTTGGAAGAAAAATGTCACGGTAAGGTAGATAATTTATCGTCTGATAAAAATCCTAATGTAAAAGAGGGTATGAATTGGAAACCATATACTTTTAGACGAAAGCGCGAAAAAGAGATGAATGTAAATAGAGAAAAAGAAAGGATGACCGGAATGAAAAAGATTCCGATTGATATGAAATTTAAGCAAAAGAATAGTTAACTATGCCAACAAATCCATACTTAAATCATTTAGGATTTACAAATATGAATGAACAGCTTTTGTATAACAATCTTATACAAGAAGCGATTCGTAATTATGGTATGGATGTTATCTATATTCCGAAAACAATTTCTAAATTGGATTTACTATTCGGAGAAGATGTATTAAAGAAATTTGAAAAATATTATCCAATTGAAATGTATTTTGAATCTGTTGATGGATTTTCTGATGACAGAAATTTTCTTTCCAAATTTGGTTTAGAAATACGAAAACAAGCAAATTTTGTTGTTTCTGTGGATCGCTTTTCGCAAGAAGTACAAGATGATCCGAGTGTGGCTGTTCGCCCAAATGAAGGTGATTTGATTTACATGCCATTAACTCGTGATTTGTTCGAAATTGTATTTGTCGATCATGAAGCAATTTTCTGGCAACTAGGAAAAGTTTTTGTTTGGCGTATACTTGTAGAAAAATTTGCTTATTCTTCAGAAGAAATTAATACAGGAATCCCGGATATTGACACAATAGAAACGAATAATACAATGGTACAAGGTCCTATTTTTACAATACAATTAGAATCTGGTGGTTGGGGATATACTACTGCTCCAACAGTTGTTATTACTGGCGGCGGAGGCTCCGGTGCTTCTGCTATCGCTACAATCAATACAAACGGAAATGTTATTTCTGTATCCGTTTCTTTTAATCCATTAACATTTGTTCCGTATACGAGTCCACCAACAATTACATTTACTGGTGGAAATGGGTATGGGGCAAGAGCGAGAGCAATTCTTGTTGATAATAATTATGGTTCAAAACCTGGATCAAATAATACTTTAATACAAAATGATGCTGATGAAATTCTCGATTTCTTGGAAAGAGATCCATTCAGTGGAGGCAATTATTAATGCTTTCACATTCCCCTTTTTATCATAGTCATTTAAGAAAATTGATTACATCATTCGGAACAATTTTCAATGATATATCTATTCAAAGAAAAGATAATACGGATAATGTAATAAAAACTATTTCTGTTCCTATTTCTTATGCTCCGAAAGAATTTTGGGTGGCAAGATTACAACAAGACCCGAATCCAAATATTCCAGGACAAGCTACACCTATAAAGATGATTGTTCCGAGAATGGGTTTCGAAATGATAAATATGACATATGACCATACGAGAAAATTAATTTCTACGGGTCAAAATGTCGCAATTAATACTGAAGAAGGTGATACGATTCTTTCTCAATTTCAGCCTGTTCCTTGGAATATTGATTTTGGATTATATATTATGACAAGAAATATTGATGATTCATTACAAATTATCGAACAAATATTGCCATTTTTTACTCCCGATTTTATGATAACGATAAAAGAAATGCCGGGAATGAATTTAATTCGTGATATTCCTATTGTATATGGTGGTATTTCTTCTGAAATTATTTTTGATGGAACACCCGATAAAGTAAGAACAATAATGTGGAATCTTTCTTTCACGATGAAAGGATATCTATATCAACCTATAAGAAAAGTGAAAATAATTAAAGATTCTACTGTTAATTTAATCGCCGAATCTACGAAAGGTAATTCGGGAACATCAATCCGTGCTGTAGTTGACCCCATTGATGCTAAATTTGATGATACTTGGCAAATACAAACAGAGATTAGAGATTTTTCAGAATAAATAAAAAAGAGAACAAATTATGAACAATAAGGCTTTAAGAGAACGCAAAAAATTATCTTCTGATAATAATACATTTACCGGGAAACCAGGTGAAATTGTAATCGTTACGGATGAAAAAACGCTCGCCATTCATGATGGAGTAACCGCTGGTGGTGTGAAATTATCGAAAGAAGATGCTAATTCTACATCTATACATCAACACGCAACGGCAACGCAATCGACACCAGGATTTTTAAGTGCTGCGGATAAAACAAAATTGGATAATCTTTCGCAACAAGCACTACCACCAGCTTCTTCTCAAAATAATCCAGATACTCTCGTTAGGAGAGACACAAACGGTGATTTTGCAGCTAGAAATATAACAGCAACACAATTTATCGGTGCTTTAAGTGGATTGGCAACAGGAATTTCTGGTAATTTATCGGGTGATGTTACTAGCATAGGAATGGTTACAACTCTACAATCGGTTACTACTCCAGGTAATTATGGTTCTTCAACAGAAGTTCCGAGAATTACTGTTGATGCAAAAGGAAGAATTACTGCTGTTCAATTACAACCAATTTCCGCTACTGCCAGCGGCGCCGCCGGTGGAGACCTGGGTGGTAATTATCCAAATCCAACAGTAGAGACGGTTGGAACAAGAACCAAAGCACAAATTTCTCAGAGTGTTTTGGATACTATTAATGCTACAAATTCACCAACAGCAAATACAATAGTGAAACGGGACAGTAGTTCTAAGTTTAGATCCGGATTAACTTCTATATCAGATTCTTCTGATACAGTAGTATCGAAATCATATGTTGATGCTTTGGGTGGTTCCGGAGGTTATTCTAATTTTGCTGTCTACAGAAGAAATCCGTCTTCCGGAACACAAGAAATTTCTGTGAATGGTGCAAGTTTTACTAACACAAATGCGGGAACATTTTCTGTACCTTCAAATGTTAGAGTTGTTGGTATGATTTTAGTTTCTGGTGGACAAGGTGGATTTTATATCATTAGAGGAACGGGGTCGTTTTTAGTTGGAGACCCTGGTGGAACATCAGGGGCAGTCTTTTATGCTTCTATGGTTCCTGTTGTTCCTGGATCGAATTTATCCATTACTATAGGTAGTGGTGGTAACGGTGGATATTGGGATAATATAAGTTCGATGATAATGAATCCTGCCGATGGTGGATCAACAATAGTATCTGGATTACTTTCATTTTTAACAGGATCCGCTTCAAAAACGATAACCATTCCTGGTGGTACTTCAAGCAATATGAACCAATTTACTAGTGGATCTTCTCCTATCTATTTTTTCATTCCTACTTTAGGTGGTGATTATGCTTATTTACCGAACATTAGAAAAACCGCTAATATTTTTGGTGTAGGTGGTGCAGTTGCAGGAACACCAACACCGGAATCTACTGTAGCGTTTGGTAGTTTTTCTCCTATAGGAACAATTTTAGAATTAGGAAATCCAAGCACGCCTGGGATTCAAACAACACCTACTAGGTCTGGAATAGGATCAGGTGGCTCAAGTACTGTCGTTTTGTCAGGAAATTCTTCTATTTCTGCTGGAGCAGGTGGACATGGATATGCAATTATTTTCTATTAGAGGTTATAGTTTAGAACCGGATTTAAAAGATAAAGATGTAATTACTATAGAAAAGAAAAATAATTATGAAAAAGGTGATATTGTTGTTTTAGATTTACCAAAATATGGACGAATAATAAAAAAAATTACACATGTTGCCGGAGAAGAGTTTCCAGAAGATGGTTGTTTAAAAGAATGGAAAAAGTTTTATAATATTATTCCAAAAGGATATGCTATCGTTATGGGTAATGCTATAAATAGTATAGATAGTAGAAAATTTGGTCCAATAAATATAAGTTCAATAATGGGAGTAGCAAAAAAAGTAAATGCCTAATCCAAACACTGCTGTTTTTCCTTCTGCGATTGCTACAGATTCTACTTTTCCTGTTGCTACTGGTTCATTCCAAACTATTTTAACATCCGCCATTAATAATTCCACAACAACTATTCCAGTCGGATCAACAAATTCTGAGGTTCCTATTATATTGAGAATTAATAATGAATTAATTTTGGCTATAAACAAATCAGGAAATAATTTTATAAATTGTGTTCGTGGTTTTTATGGTACTACGGCGATTTCTCATTCCTCCGGTGCAAATGTTTTTTGTTATATTACAGCATATCATTTTAACCAATTGGCAAAAGAATTGATTGCTGTTCAAACTGCATTAGGCGTAAATCTAGAAAATATTACACCATTAATAGCACCACAATATATATATTATAGGGTTGGTATTGTTCAGGATGATAATCCAACTCTAGCGTTTTCTGTAAAAACAGCAACAAAGCCAACTGTTGTAAAAATAGAATATAATAGAGTTTTGACAGCCGCCGCACAATATGGAGCAGGATCTTCTCAAGAAATGTATGAAAACCTTTTTGTTCCGGAAGATTTTTTAGAAGAAAGTAATATCGAATTAATAATGACTTGGAATACTCCTGAAACAATAGGAAATGTGAGATGGGAATTATATGCATCTGAAGTTGAATCTGGTGATAGTTTAGATATACCATCATGGACAATAAGTTCTTTTGTTCAAGATACTGTTCCTGGTATAACAGAAAGATTGGTTAAGTCAACAATTGTAGCATCTACTATAGGATTAACATTGTCAGGTAAACATCTTTTCTTTAAAATTATGAGAGGAACTGATACTGCTGCTGGTCCAGCAAATTTAATTTCAGCAAAATTTAAGTTAATGAGAGCGATGTCAAATGCCTAATCCAAATACTGCTGTTTTTCCTGCTTCTATTCCAACAGATGTCTCGTTAGCTGGTGTTGCTACTGACAATCTTTATACCACTTTATCGGCATCTATCAATAATAGCCAGACAAATAATATTGCCGTAACTTCTAGTTCTTTTGAAGTACCTGCTCTATTGTTGATTGATTCAGAATTGATTCTTGTGGAATCAAAAGCAGGGAATATTTTAAATGATGTAACTCGTGGATTTGCAGGAACGACCGCTGCATCACATCTCGCGGGTGCAAATGTTTATGGGTATATATTTGCCTTCAAAATGAATCAGATTTCTGCTGAAATAAAAGCCATTTGTAATTCATTAGGGCAAAATCTCTCAAATATACTTTATTCAGGACGTTCTGCTGGAGGTGATTTAGCAGGGACATATCCTAATCCAACATTAGCAAATATTGTTGGATTGACACCAGGAACATTTGGTGAAGGGGAATATGTTCCAGTAATAACTGTTGATCAGAAAGGTAGAATTACAGAAATATCCGAAACACCAATTACTATTACAGGTGGTGGAAACCCAACAGGTCCAGCAAGTGGTGATTTAGGAGGTACATATCCATCACCAACTGTCGAAACTGTTGGAAGCAAAACAAAAACAGAAATTTCAAATACCGTAAATAAAGTTGCAAATTCTACAAACGCAAATGTTGTTTCTACTTTAGTTGAAAGAGATTCGAATGGAGATTTTGCGGCTAGAAATATAACAGCAACACAATTTATTGGTTCTTTAACAGGAAATGTAAATGGTAATGTGACAGGAAATGTTTCTGGTACTGCTGCTTCTTTTACAGGAAATCTGACAGGTGATGTTACTAGCGTAGGTATGACAACTACGCTTTCTAACACTCCTGTTACTCCTGCCGAATATGGATCTTCAACACAAGTTGCTAAAATCACCATTGATTCAAAAGGGAGAATTACTGCTGCTGTTAATGAAACAATTTCCGGTGTTATACCAGGTGGAGCGGCTGGTGGAGATTTAGCAGGTACATACCCAAATCCAACAGTTTCTAAATCTTCATTTACATCATTTTCAATTAATGATGTCCGTATAAAAGATAATTCGGGAAATATTCAATTTAGAAATTTTAATGATGATGCATTTATTGATATTGAAGCGAAGAGGATTTTTCAAAAAGAATTTTCTAACGTACCAGCAACACTAAAATATAGTATTCCTTATACAGATTTAGTGGATGCTGATGTAACACAGGAAATTATTTTTGCTTCATTGCCCGCGAAAGCAAAAGTGTTAGCAATAACATTAAAAACAGAAACAGAATTTTCTGGTTCTGGATTTACATCCGTGAATGTAGAAATTGGTGATGGAAATATAGATGATTATTATGTAACCGTATATGATTGTGATGCTACTGTTTCCAATACAAATTATAGTGATACTCAAATGTACAAATCGCCCACATTTAGTCCTAGTAATTTGGTTGCTAAATTTACAGCAAATCAAAATTTTGGAAACGGAACAACAACAAATTTAAGTTCCGGTAACCTAGATATATGGGTTACTGTTGTTGTTCTTCTATAGGAGGTCAAACTGATGGCTTTTGTAGATTGTGAAGGATTCGAATCTCTTTATTCGAATGCACCTTCATTAAAAGAAGAATTTATATCAATAGCCGCCGTAACTAGTAGTACAGATCCACAAATAACTGCATTTGGTTTTGGGAAATGTTTCGGAACAGGTATAGGTACATTTGATCAATTGTTTGTTTCCAAATTTCCAGGTTTAGTAAACAAAAAAACAATTTTCTTCAATTGGCATTTTAAAAATGTAATTAATAATACTATTACTTTTAATTTACTAACACTACAAGATGAAAGTATAACACAGGTTGCTTTAAGAAGAAATGGAGATGGTTCATTTTCCGCTCTTAGAGGCTCTACGGTTTTAGCAACATCACCTATAATTACAACTAATAATCAATATTATTTCCTTCAATTAAAAGTTGTAATTGATTCTACGAATGGTGAATTTATATTTAAAGTGGACAATTCGACAGTTTTTAATTTAACCGGAATTAATACACAAAATACTGCAAACGATTATGTAAATAGATATACATTTAATGCACAATCTAATACAATTTATATTGATAATGTTGTTATTTATGATGATAGTGGGTCTGTAATGAATGATTTTACAGAAGAAACGAGAGTAATAGGTCAATATCCTACAGGAAATGGTGACACGATTGAATGGACTCCCAATACTTCAACCAATTTTTCTAGAGTAAATCAGAATTATGATGGGGATACAACATATAATTTTACCGATACGGTAGGACACACTGATTTATTTACATATGCTTCTCTTGTTACATCAGGAGCAAATGTATATGCTATAAAAGTGGGATCCACATTTAGAAAAGATGATGCTAATACAAACGCGGTCGTAAATGTGGTAAAAAGTGGTGGTACGATTTATGAAGATCCTGCTGGTCCGTATGAATCTTCTCCTTCTTACATAATCAAAGAATGGATTATGATAAATGATCCAAATACATCTTCACCATGGACTGTTTCTGCGGCAAATGCTATTCAATCAGGAATAAGAAGAAAATTATAATAGGAGTTAATGGAATGTCTTTTGTAGATTGTGAAGGATTCGAAACTATCAATAACAATGATGTAAAAGAAACACTCATAGGAGTTTCTAATAATTATATCACGAGTAGTGATCCACAAATTACTGCTTTTGGATATGGTACAGCTTATGGAAAAAATGTCGGTGGTGCTGAAGATACCTTTTCTTGTTATTTTCCAGGTTTAGTAAACAAAAAAACAATTTTCTTCAATTGGCACCTGAAAGGTAATTCTACCACTGCTTCAACCAATATGCATTTGACGCTGTTAGATGGTGCATCAACACAGGTCGTTTTAAGAAGAAATGGAGACAATTCATTTTCCGCTCTTAGAGGCTCTACGGTTTTAGCAACATCTTCTCCAATAATTACAGTAACAAAATATTATTTCCTTCAATTAAAAGTTGTAATTGATTCTACGAATGGTGAATTTATATTTAAAGTGGACAATTCGACAGTTTTTAATTTAACCGGAATTAATACACAAAATACTGCAAACGATTATGTAAATAGATATACATTTTTAGTATTATCAAATTTTAATTTCATTGATAATGTTGTTGTTTATGATGATGCAGGAACACAAATGAATGATTTTACACCAGAAACTAGGGTTTTTGGTCAATTCCCTACTGCTAATGGTGATATAAATGAATTTACTCCCAATACTTCAACCAATTTTTCTAGAGTAAATCAGAGATATGATGGGGATACAACATATAATTTTACCGATACGGTAGGACACACTGATTTATATGCATATAATGCTTTAGTACCTTCTGGATCTGCTGTATATGGAGTAAAGACAAGCATTTTCTTTAGGAAATCGGATTTAGGAGATAATGAGGTCGTAAATGTGGTAAAAAGTGGTGGTACGATTTATGAAGATCCTGCTGGTCCGTATGAATCTTCTCCTTCTTACATAATCAAAGAATGGATTATGGAAAAAAATCCAAATACAAATGATTTTTGGACCGTTTCTGGAGCAAACTCATTACAAACAGGAATTAGAAGGAAATTATAGGAATACATAATGCCATCAAGAACAACTCAAATAACATTACAAATTCCAATAAAACCAACACAATCAGCTTCCCGCGTTACAAATATTACATCACAAATCACTGAAGGTACGGGAACATCATCAAATTTTTCGTTTTTAACAAAAGCGACACGGGATATTGTAAATACATTTAATACAAATCTATCACATATAACAAAAGCAACACGAGATGTTGTGTGTTCTGTGTATCCAGTTCCGAATGATACAAGAATAACACAAGCAACAAGGCAAATCGTTTGTGAGGTAAAAAGAGAACCAGTATTTGGACATATAAATATTCCTATAGGATATTAAATGAATGAAAAATGTTGCTGAGAAATTAAATGAAGTATTAGGTATTGCCGAAGAATTAATACAAGAAGAAAGAGAAGAAAATAAAGTTGTGGAAATGATTCCAGTTTCCACAACACCATCTATATCTCCTTCTCCTATTACAAACAATTCAATCAATACTTCTATTGATATTTTCCAAGAGATAGAAGAAAGTACAAAAGAAAGAATTTCGGAATTAAATGAAGACATAAAAGCGGCGAGAGATAACCTTTCTTTTCTAATAAAAATTGGTAAAGATGCTGCTGATGAATTACAAAATTTGGCTATTGAATCGGAAGAACCAAGAATGTATGAAGTATTCAGTGAATTAATTAATAGTATTTCTTCTGTGACAAAGGAAATGATTTCACTTCATAAAGTCCGATCCGATATTATAAGAAATGAATTTGAAAGAAAACGTCCAGTAAAAGAAGAAATAAAAAATTTAACACAAAATAACACCACAGTATATTTAAATACTACTGATGTTATAAAAGCGATCCGTGAAGGTGCGATGGATGCCGACATACAATCAACAGCAGATTAAATGCTTTTCTAATAATCCAAAATTAAAAGATGCCGGGCAATCTTTACCTTATGATTCACACATGATTTCGGAATTAGTAAAATGTCAGAAAGATCCCATTTATTTTATCAGAAATTATGTAAAAATTCTTAATGTTGATAAAGGTATTATTAATTTTGACCTTTATAAGTATGAAGAAGAATTTATTGAAAAAATGCAAAACAATCGTTTTGTAATTAGTAAGTTTCCTAGACAAAGCGGAAAATCAACAACCGTTATTGCTTACTTTTTATGGTATATTCTTTTTAACGATAATGTTAAGGTTGCTCTACTTGCAAATAAAGCAGAAACGGCACAGGAATTGATGTCAAGATTACAATTTGCGTTTGAATGTCTCCCATTTTGGATTCAACAAGGTGTGTTGGTTTGGAATAAACGTTCAATCGAATTAGAGAATGGGAGTAAAATGCGCTGTGCTGCTACTTCCGCTTCCGCTGTCCGCGGTGATACTTATAATATTATTTTTTTGGATGAATTTGCTCACATTCAACCACCTAGATTAGCAGACGAATTTTATACTTCCGTTTATCCAACAATTATGTCTGGACAAACGACAAAAATGTTTATCGTTTCTACACCAAAAGGAATGAATCTATATTATAAATTATGGATTGATGCCGTAGAAAAAAGATCAAATTATATTCCTATAAATGTTGATTGGAACCAAGTTCCTGGAAGAGACGAAAAATGGAAAGAAAAGGTTATTGCTGACATAGGTCCCGATAGATGGGCGCAAGAGTTTGAATGTCAATTTATTGGATCTTCCGGAACATTGATTTCTACAACAAAATTGCGGCAAATGGCATTTAGAAATCCAATTAGCAACATTCATGGATTAAATTTGTATGAATATCCAAAAAAAGATCACCGGTATTGTTTATCTGTCGATACTGCTGAAGGGAAAGGTTCTGATTATCATGTGATTCAAGTTATTGATGTTACTAAACTTCCATTTAGACAGGTTGCCGTTTTCCGGGATAACACTTCTCCTGTTATGTTGTTACCTAATATAATTGATACCATCGGTAAATATTATAATAATGCTCAGGTAATTATAGAAATAGCTTCAACCGGTATGCAGGTTGCAGATATGCTTCATTTTGATATCGAATATCCTGAAATTATTCATGTTACCGTTAAGGGGCGTTTTGGACAAGTAGTTGGAGGCGGATTCTCAAAGACTTTTCAGCGTGGTGTAAAGATGTCTCCGGCAGTAAAACGAATGGGGTGTATGAATTTGAAAACACTCATTGAACAAGAAAAACTGATTATTCAGGATTTTGATACAATAAGTGAATTAACTACATTTGTAGATAATGGAAGCGGAAAATATCAAGCAGAAGAAGGGTGTAATGATGACACGACGATGGCGCTTGTTGTTTTTTCTTGGTTAGTAGCACAAAGATATTTTAGAACTGATGATGATGGAATAGATGTTCGCCAAAATTTGGAAGAAGAAAATAAGGATTGGATAAATAACGAAATGTTGCCGCCGATGCTTTCTATTTCTGATGGAAGAGAAGAAGATTATGAAATTGATTCGCAAGGTATTGCATGGAGATCAATTATAGAAAAGTGAGAAATCCTTTTTTTGATAAATACAAACAGACATAAAAAGGAATTTTTTATATTTTTTTGTTTTAGATAAGGAGAATCAATAAAATGGCATTCCAGATTTCACCAGGTGTGCTGACAAGAGAAATCGACCTTTCAACATATATACCAGCCATTGGAACAACTACCGGAGCAATTGCTGGATTATTTCAATGGGGTCCCGTTGAACAAAGAGTTCTTGTCGATAGTCCACTTTCTTTAGAAAAAGTTTTTGGTAAACCAGATAACGAGACTTATATAGATTGGTTTAGCGCATTCAATTTCTTATCATATGGAAATTCACTCTTAGTGATTCGCGCCGCTTCTGCTGCTGCAAAAAATGCAATTGCAAATAGTGGTAAAGTCGCTTCTCTCACCATTGTTTCCGGTGGATCCGGATATAATGCAGGAGATACTACAGTAACAATTTCTGCTCCACCTCCTGGCGGAACACAAGCAACAGCAACATTAGTTATTGAAGGAGGAGTAATTACAGGAATTACAATTACGAATCCTGGATCTGGTTATACTTCTGCTCCTACTGTTACGGTTACAGATTCAAATTTAACACCTGGATCTGGTGCAAATATTACCGCTGCTCTTTATGTTCCTGTATTAATAAAAAATCTCGACGATTATACAGTAAATTATGCAGCCGGAGAAGGAAATGTTGGTATGTGGGCGGCAAAATATCCAGGTGAATTAGGAAATTCTCTTACTGTTTCGATTGCTGATTCCGCATCATTTGCTGCTTGGGTATATAAAGATTTCTTTTCCTCAGCACCAGAAGTCGGGGAAGTTCATGTGATTGTTGTAGATAAAGGTGGTGTGATTTCAGGTACTCCTGATACCGTTCTTGAAAAATTTGAATTTATGAGTAAGGCGGTTGATGCAAAGAAAGAAGATGGATCCTCAAACTATTACGCAAACGTAATCAATAGAACATCTTCATGGATTTGGTGGATGGATCACCCAGTCGGATCGAACTGGGGTGCGGTAGAGGGAACAACATTCACAACAATTAGTACAGCATTGACAGAACGTCTTGGTGGTGGTGTTTCCGGAAACAATTCCGCAACCTCTTCCGCTTACATCAATGCTTGGAATTTAGTACAAAATGGTGATGATGTTGATGTATCGTTGTTAATAGGAAGTTCTCCAAATGTTTCTGATAATGTCGCAATAGTTTACCAACATATTGTCGATAATATTTGCGAAGTTCGAAGAGATGTTGTAGCATTTTTCTCTCCGGAAATGAGTGATGTTGTATCAAATCCCGGTAATGAATTGGATGATACCGTAGAATTCTTCACAACAACATTGAATCGTCCAACTTCATATGCGGTTGCCACATGTAATTGGAAATATCAATATGATAAATTCAATGATACATTCCGTTGGGTTCCTGATAATGGAGATATTGCTGGATTATGTGTAAGAACAGATAGAGATAGAGATCCTTGGTATTCACCAGCAGGATTTAATCGTGGTGTGTTAAAGAATGTTGTGGATCTTGCTTGGAAACCATCACAAGCGGATAGAGATGTTCTTTATGTAAATGGAATAAATCCTGTAACCACATTCAAAGGTCTTGGACCTGTATTGTATGGAGATAAGACTCTATTAAGAAAACCATCGGCATTTGATAGAATCAATGTCCGCCGTCTGTTTATTGTTTTGGAAAAAGCAATTTCAACCGCAGCAAAATACTCATTATTTGAGTTTAATGATTCCTTTACGAGAGTTCAATTTCGAAATCTTGTTGAACCATTCTTAAGAGATGTTCAAGGAAGAAGAGGAATCTTTCAATTTCGTGTCGTTTGTGATGAAACGAATAATACACCAGAAGTAATTGATAGTAATAGATTTATTGGTGATATTTACATTAAACCAGCGAGATCAATTAATTTTATTCAATTAAATTTCGTTGCAACAAGAACAGGTGTTGCATTTGAGGAAATTGTTGGTAAATTTTAAAAAAGAGGGAGAAGACTCCCTCTTTTTCACCATAAATATATTAGAATAAATAATTTAAGAGGAATAAAAAATGTCGTTAACAGTACAAGATTTTAGAGCCCAATTGAAATTTGGTGGTGCAAGACCTACTCTTTTCAAAGTAACTCTTCCATTTCCGTTGGTGACTCCTGATACTGATGCCTCCACAAAATTAACATTTACATGTGAGGCAGCTTCATTACCTTCATCAAATGTTTCAGCAATACAAGTTATGTATATGGGGCGCCAAACAAAATGGGCTGGTGATAGAACATTTGATGATTGGAATGTAACTATCATTAATGATGAAGATTTTAAAGTCAGAAAGGCTTTTGAAAGATGGCTTTCCGCTTTAAATTCTCACTATTCAAACTTAAGAAATCCTGGTGCCGTAGAAACAACTGGATATCAGGTCGATGCTTTTGTGACACAACTAAGCCGCACAGGAGAAGTTATTGAAGGATATAAATTCATTGGAATGTTTCCAACAACAATAACACCTATTGAATTGGCGTGGGGATCTACAGATACGATAGAAAGATTCAACGTTTCACTTTCTTATCAGTGGTGGGAGAATGCTCAAACTGATGGGCAAGGTGGAGCCGCTTTTAATCTATAAAATGGTATTTTTGTGTTTTTTTAATAAGTAAGCGAGGAAAATAATAAATGGCAAATTGGCGCCTATTTGGATTTAGTATTGGAGATCCAGCCGAAAAATATAAAAAAGAATTAGAAAAACAAAAATCTTTTTCTATTCCTACTAATGAAGATGGTGCGGTAGTAATTCAGGCTGGTGGTGTTTTTGGTACTTATGTGGATCTTGACGGAGCTTCTGCTAAAAATGAAGTTGAATTAATTACGAAATATCGTGAAATGTCTCTTACTCCGGAGGCATCAATGGCTATAGATGATATAGTTAATGAAGCGATAGTGATGGAGGATAATAAACCTCCAGTAAAACTCATTACAGATGATTTGCCATATGACAAGTCATTTAAGGGGAAATTAAATGACGAATTTGATAATATCATTGGACTTTTGGATTTTAATAACATCGGTTATGAAATATTTAGGCGTTGGTATGTTGATGGTAGGCTTTATTTCCATATCATCATTGATGAAGAAAATCCTCACGAAGGCATCAAAGAATTAAGATATATTGATCCGAGAAAAATAAGAAAGGTACGGGAAATTAAAAAGAAAATTGATAATATTACTGGATCCGAAGTAATTACGGATATACAAGAATATTATATTTTCAACGAGAAAGGAATACAATCTTCCGCAGGTTTGTATACTGCTACGGGTATGGGTGGTGTGAAAATTTCTGTTGATTCAATATGTTATGTAAATTCCGGTCTTGTTGATGCACAATATAACACGATAGTTTCTCACCTTCATAAAGCAATCAAACCATTAAATCAATTAAGAATGATTGAAGATGCGATAGTAATATATCGTCTTTCAAGAGCACCAGAAAGAAGAATATTTTATATTGATGTTGGTAATTTGACGAAAACAAAAGCTGAAGCATATCTTAAAGAAGTTATGCAAAGATATAGAAATAAATTGGTTTATGATTCTAATACCGGTGAAATTCGTGATGACAAACGGCATTTATCAATGTTAGAAGATTTTTGGCTTCCAAGAAGGGAAGGTGGAAAAGGAACGGAAGTTTCAACTCTCCAGGGTGGTCAAAATCTTGGAGAAATACAAGATGTAATGTATTTTAAGGAAAAATTATATAGAGCACTAGATGTTCCTTTAAGTAGATTACAAACGGAATCTGGTTTTTCTTTAGGACGCGCTTCTGAAATTACTCGTGATGAGTTGAAATTTACAAAAGCTATCCACAGGATGAGAATTCGCTTTTCTCATTTATTTGACAAATTATTAAAAATACAATGCATTTTAAAAGGAATTATTGCCGAAGAAGATTGGGAAGAAATTACTAAAAAGATTTATTATAAATACCAAAAAGATTCTTATTTTTCTGAATTGAAAAATTCAGAAATTCTCCAAAATCGTGCGACGGTTCTACAACAATTAGAACCATATGTTGGAAAATATTATTCAAAAGATTATGTATACAAAAATGTTCTGCTTATGAATGAAGAAGAAATAGAGGATATGAAGGTGAAAATAGAAACTGAGAGAAAAGAAGAATCTGAAAACAATTTAAATCAATTTAATAATACACAAAATGATATGAATACATTACCTTTTGATCCGAATATATCACCTGATGATCAAAACGCTCAACCACAGAATTTTCCTACTAATGAATTACCATTACCGCAAGAAAATAAAAAACAAGAACCGGGCAGAAAAAAACAAGAATTTAGGAACGAAAAAGAAATTAATTTAGTAAAAAGAGAGAAAAAAGAAAATCCTAAATTTATGTCCAAATAAATAAAGGAGATATAATTATATGGAAGAAAAACGTTATGGTGCTTCTTTAGGTGTTTATTATAAAGGAAAAACGAAAGTTGAAGAACCAAAAGAAGAAAAGAATGAAAAGAAAATGACATTAAAGGAAATTTTTGAAACAACAAAAACAAAACCAAGAGGTACTAAAAATGACAATCGCCCATAAAATTGTTGAAAACATTTTAAAAGATGAGGCACAATCTTGTTTCGAAAATTTCGATGTTGCTTTAAAGATAAAAACATATCCAATTATTTCGGAAGCAGCAAAACAAATTGCTTCAACTGTTATTTTTGAAGCAAAAGATACACCCTCTGATTTTAATTTACAAGAGAAAATTTATAATTCTTTTCCACCACAAACACAAAAAGCAATTGATTTTGTTATCGAAAAAGTTGCTGAATACGGTACCAAAAATTTTTCAAATATCATAGAAGACGCGGAAGTTAAGTATGCTATTGTTGATGATAGTTTAAAAGAATATTTTGGTCAAGCAATTACAGCAAAATTGTACGAATCAAACGTTCTTTAGAAAAACGGCGATATTAGAGATTATATTGTGGGAAGAAGTTAAAATGGATGGAAAAAATATTTTTAAAGAGAATAGTTGTAGTAAAGGCGGTAGAACAAAATGGTAAATCCATCAAAAACAATAGTTTCGTCTATATTAAATGAGGATGCCGTTACACTTTCAGATACATTTAACGAAACTCTTTTGAAATCTTTACAAAATAAATTAGAATCTGTAAAGATGAAGATTGTTTCGGAAGTTTTTGATAATGGTGAATTTTCTGTTCGCCAACTGAAGGAACAGGTGGCAAGAGAAAAAAAATCGTTAAGAGATATGGTATTAGTAGGTTTGTCTTCAAATCTTGTTGAAGATTTTTCTTTAAAACCAAAGGATAAAGAAGAATTAAAGCGCGGTCGTGTAAGAACAGTAAACAAATTTAGAAATATGCCTAGCCAACATATGGATTCTTACCGTGACCACCAGGAATATTATAAGAAAAATCCAACTTGGGCAGGAAAGCCTTCCTTTATGAAATCACCTGCTCATTTTATCGGAATCAAAACTGAAGATTTTTCTTTAAAACCAAAAACGAGACAAGATTATGAAGCAAGACGTGTGAATAAACCAATCCATTATGTTCCTGCTAAAAAAATGAATGCCAACTCTCTTATTGGAGATAAAGAAAATATGGGAATGAGTCGTAAATCATTACGTTCTTGGAAACCTGTGAAAGAAGATCATTCTCTAAAACTCGCAAATCCTAGACAAAGAAAATTATTTACTGATTTTTCATCCTTTAAACAACATAAAATAGAGAAGGATGCTGATTTAAAAACAGCAAACGCAATTAAACAGATAAACAAAGAGAAAAAAGATACTTATAAAAGATGGATGAATAATCGGTGGATGAGAAAGGAAGATTTTTCTTTAAAACCAAAATCTTCGCATGATATAATTTCTCGCAAAGTTGGTAATCCGAAAAGTATGGTTTCCACTCACCGTAAATCATTATTAAAAAATTTTGCTTTAGGGAGCAAAATTTAATCATCGTGGTGATTTGATTAGAACAAAAGATAATAAGGTTATCGGTGTATCGAAAGGGGTTTCACAATTCTAATGAAGTCTTTTTCCAATTTTATTAAAGAAGCGAAAGGATTGTGGCAACAGAATTCTGTTTTCTTTAAAACAGGTCAAAAATATGCCGAAAAAGGAAAGGAAAAAACTCATCCAGACGGACAAAAAAAGCTTTCTCATCAAGAATATTATGATCTTCCAAGAGAAGCGAGAAAAGCATATAGAGAAAAATATGGAAATGTGTATGAAGATTTTTCCTTAAAACCGAAAACAAAAAAAGAATTAGATAGAAGAGAAAAATTAATAAACATACCACAAATACAAGATAAAGTAAAAGGAAAAAATATTGTTCCAATATTAAAAAAGAGTATGGGAAAAAGTGATGATACCGGATCACCAAATACTAAAATACAATTTTATAAATGGACAAAATATATTGATAAGATGTCCGGAAAAAAACCAAAATCAATAAGAAAATTTTTCAAAAGAGAATTAAGTTTAGATTAATAGGAGCATTGAATGTCGGTTACAGCACAAATAATTAAAGATTCAACGAGGGAAACCGTCATTAAATTAACAAATTATGGCATAACTGAATCTGCTGTCACGAAAGTAGATGCCTCCACATTAGTAGGTGCCATAGAAGGACAATCGTTTCATGAAATTGTTATTACTAATATTTCATGGTCTGTTTCTGGATCTGGTGTGGTCACTTTACTTTGGGACGCAGGAACACCACAACCTATTGTAAATCTGAGTGGATCCGGATCATTGCGTTATACTGGTGGAGAATTTATCATGATACGGAATAATGCTTCAAACCCGAATGGAGATATTAAATTGACTACAAATAATTGGGGTGCAACAGTAGCTTATACAATTATTTTAACTCTTTCCAAATTAACAAATTTTGATAGAGGCGGAGTCGATTCAGTAGGATAGGATAATCATATGAAAACATTTAGTCAATTCATACAAGAGTCTATTAATATTATCGAACATGCTCCGAGAAAGGTTACTAAGACATTATATAAAGGTCCGATTAAAAAAATCGGAACAAAATATGAAGAAATGAATGGTATGGAAGAAGGATATCGGGAACGCCGTAAAGGGGAAAAGAAAACTTCTTCTAACCCCGAATCGAATGTAAAGAAAGAAGATTTTTCTCTGAAACCAAAATCGAAAGAAGATTTAGCAAAACGGGATTTATCTCATCACCCACCTGTTCCACAAGATGAATATTTCAGACGGTCTGCAAAACGATGGTCAACAAAAGAAATGGATAGAGCACTTAGGCAGAAAAAGTGGAATATGGATCCGAGAACCGGAAATTTAGAAAACAGAAAAAGAGCGAGTGGTATTTCCGGCGGCGATCTTTCTGCGGCCGTAAAAACATCTAGATGGGCGAAAGAAAAGAAAAAATCATTTGGAATTCATTATGGAAAAGTTGATTATATTCCTCAGGGACATAAAGATGCTTATAAAGAAACACTCAGAAAGAAAGGAATTAAAGTGTAATTCCTATGGGAAAAACAATGAAACTTATTACGGAATATAAAGATTTCGGTCAAGACATAACATATCTTACTGAAGACGTACCTGGGGTAGGAAAAAAATATTTTATTTCTGGTATTTTTTTGCAAGCTAATGTAAAAAATCGTAATAATAGAATTTATCCTGAAGAAATTATGGAAAGAGAAGTGAATCGCTATACAAACAATTATATCTTAAAACGCAGAGCATTTGGGGAATTAGGACATCCTGAAGGTCCTTTGATTAATTTAGATCGCGTTTCACATTTAATTGAACATTTAACTAGAGATGGATCTAATTGGATCGGAAAGGCAAAGATTTTAGACACACCGAATGGAAAAATTGTAAAAGCGATGATAGATGATGGAGCGCAATTAGGTGTCTCATCGCGTGGTGTAGGTTCATTAACAAATAAAAATGGAGTAAATATTGTAGGTGATGATTTTATGCTATCAACCGCAGCCGATATTGTTGCAGATCCTTCAGCACCGGCAGCATTTGTGAATGGAATAATGGAAGGAAAAGAATGGGTTTGGAATAATGGTATTTTAAAAGAAGAAAAAATTGCGGAAATTGCGAAAACAATAAAAAAGAGACCATTAAAAAAAGGTATTAAAAAACATGTAATTGATGAAGAATCCGCAATAAAAGCATTTTCTCATTTTTTATCCGAAATTTCAAAATATTAATTTGGCTAAATATAACTGTAAATAAAGGAATTAATTAAGGAGAATTAATTAAAATGGCAAATACGCTGGAAAAAGCAATTCGTTCTGTTTTAACAGAAGCAGGTCCAGATTCAATTCCTGGAAGAGTTGAACCAACACCTGAATTCCATGAAGTTGGGGGATCAACACATGACAATGTTGCTCCAAAATTAGATTATGCTAAAACAATCAAACCGGGACAAGGAAAACTTCCTAATGCTTCCGGAGGTGGACCGGAAAAGAATCCAACAAAATATAAAAAGAGCGAAGACTTGGATCCTAAAAAGGAAATGAGTGAAGAAGAAGAAGTTGATGGTGATTCATTAGAAGAGGATTCAGAAAGACTTCCAAATTGGTTAAAAACTCTTGTTTCTGAAAATCTCGAAGAAGAAGAGGAGATTTCAGAAGAAGATGAAATTTCAGAAGAAGAGGAGATTTCAGAAGAAGATGAAATTTCAGAAGAAGAGGAAGAAGTTGAATTTGAAATTAATGAAGAATATTTCAACGAAAAACGCGCCGAGGCCTTTTCTGTTGCTGAAGAATCTTTATTGAGCATTTTCGGAGATAATAAATTATCTGAATCTTTCAAGACAAAGTTGGTTTCTGTTTTCGAAGCTGCTGTCCAAACACAAGTAGAAGTAATCCGAGAAGAATTAGAAGCAAGATATGAATTAGCTCTCAATGAACAAGTGAAAGAAATTTCAAATGCTCTAGTTGAGAGAGTTGATACATATTTGGATTATGTTGCAGAACAATGGTTGAATGAAAATGAAATCGCAATTGAAAGAAGCATGAAAGCTGAATTAACAGAAAGTTTCATGTCAGATTTAAAGAAATTGTTTGAAGAACATTATATTGAAGTTCCAGAAAAGAAATTGGATGTTCTGAATTCTCTCGCTGAACAGAATGAAAAGTTGTCTGTACAATTAAATAAAACATTAACTGAATTAATCGAAACGAAAATGTCGTTGAAGGAATATAAAAAGGAAGAATTGATCACAGAAGCAACTCGTGGAATGATTGATTCAAAGGCATCAAAATTGCGTAAGTTAGCCGAAGCAATTGAATTTGACGATGATTTTGAAGAAAAGATAAATTCATTGAAAGAAACAGTTAATGGTTCTTCTTCAAAAACATCAAAGAAAACAACACTTACAGAAGATGCAGATAAAGGAAAAGATATGAACGAAAAGGAGAAGAAAAGCACTTCTGATCCTCTTATCGAACAAACTTTAAATATCTTAAATCGTACAGGTTCTACAATTAAGAAATAAGAAAGAGTGAAATTGAAATAAAAAACCAAACCATCCAAAAGGATAAATTAGGAGAAAAAAATGTCAGTTATTGATGAATTAAAACAACAACAGTCCCACACAGCCGCTTTGGTTGAAGCATGGTCTGCTGTTCTGGATCATGAATCTGCTCCGCCGATTGTTAATCACCGCGGGCAGCCGGATTATACCAGAAAAGCTGTTACCGCTCAACTATTAGAAAACACAAAGGAGGCATTGCTTGAAGAAAGACGCCAACTTCTGAATGAAGCGCCTTCCGCTCCTGCTAATAATATTGGTGGTGGTGCGATTGGAACATGGGATCCTATTCTGATTTCTCTTGTCCGTCGTGCTATGCCAAATCTTATTGCTTATGATTTGTGTGGTGTTCAACCAATGACAGGTCCTACGGGACTTATCTTTGCGATGAAATCGCGTTACATAAATCAAACAGGTGATGAAGCATTATTTAATGAAGCAAAAACAGATTTCTCAGGAACAGGTATTACTGGTGGTGCTGCTCACTCAGGAACCTCTCCATTTGATGTGGGTTTTTCAACCGGTACCGGAATTTCGACCGCAAATGCAGAACAGCTTGGATCTGATCCTGCTTTAGATTTCCCTGAAATGGCATTCAGCATTGATAAAGTGACTGTTTCAGCACAATCAAGAGCATTGAAATCAGAATACAGCATGGAATTAGCGCAAGATTTGAAAGCAATTCGCGGAATGGATGCTGAGACAGAATTGGCGAATATTCTTTCTGCTGAAATCTTAACAGAAATCAACAGAGAAATTATCCGCCGTCTGTATAGCATCGCCGTTGTCGGTGCTCAGTTTGGGACCGCCGTCCCCGGTGAATACAACCTGAACCTTGACTCAAACGGACGTTGGTCTGTGGAACGCTTTAAGGGTCTTCTTTTCCAAGCTGACCGTGAAGCAAACGCAATTGCGAAAGAAACTCGTAGAGGACGTGGTAACTTCATCGTTTGCTCTTCTGACGTTGCTTCCGCATTATCTTTGACAGGTGTTCTTGATTATGCTCCCTCAATTTCATCCAACTTAAATGTTGATGATACAGGAAATACATACGTCGGAACACTTCAAGGAAAATTCCGTGTATATATCGACCCATATTTCGGTGGTTCTTCAACTCACGAATTATTGGTTGTTGGATATAAGGGTGCTTCTCCGTTTGATGCCGGATTCTTCTATTGCCCATATGTTCCGCTGCAAATGGTGAGAGCAATCGACCCGAATACATTCCAGCCAAAGATTGGATTCAAAACACGTTATGGAATGGTTGGAAATCCGTTCTGGGGAGCAACACCTGGGGCATTGACTCCAAATAGTAATCCTTATTTCCGTAAAGTGAAAGTGCTCAATATCAACTAAATAACAATTCAATTAAACAAAATAATTATGGGAGTCAAGTTAACTTGACTCCCATTTTTTCAATATGATAAATATATGAAGAAAAAATACTATATTATAAACTCTTAAAAATACAACATTTTAAAATCACATTTAATTTGATTTTCGACACCTGTTAAAAACATTTTTTTGAAAGCATAAATATTTTTATGCCAAGAAAAATAGGTGCCGTAGCACGACAAATAGAAAATATCAATCAATTATCTAACCTAAAATTTGCTTTTAGGATAGAGAGATTTCCAGAAGTTAATTATTTTGTGCAAAGAGCAAATCTTCCAAGTGTTTCTATACAGTCAGTATCACAACCGAACCCGTTCATTCCTATTCCGCAACAGGGGGATAGAATGAATTATGAACCACTTTCTATTTCGTTCGTGGTTGACGAATATTTGAAAAATTGGATTAGCATTTACCGTTGGATGGAAGGGATTACTTTTCCGCAGAATTTTGAACAGTTTAAGGATATTCGTTTTTCGAACACGACAATAAATCCTGATACAGGTAATTTGTTTTCGGATATTACCCTCTCCATTCTCACAAATAAATCAAATCCAAAATTAAATATTTTCTTTAAAAATGCCTTTCCAATATCTCTTTCTTCAATCAATTTTGATACAACAGAGGTATCGGTTGAATCTGTAATTTGTGAAGTTTCTTTTATTTACAATTATTTTGATATTGAAATTGTTTCGGAAATATGATATAATATAATCATGACATTTGACGAAATCATAACAGAATCAGAAAAAGATTTAAGGATGAATCCTGATTTGAGTCAGGAAATGAGGGATGCGCCTTTAAAAGAGCATAAGTATATAAAGGAATATCACTATAAACAAGCAAAATTGAAGGTGTTAAATACACAAAAGGTAAAATTGGAGAAAAAATTATTCCTTTATTATAGTGGTGCTGCGGATGAAGAATTATATAAGCAAAAAGGAACAATTGAATTTAGAATTTTAAAACAAGATATTCAAAAATTCATTGATTCTGATGATGAGATGATTGAATTAAAGGAAAAAATAGATTATATACAATCTTGTGTCGATTTGCTAAATGATATCGTTTTTTCTGTTAAACAATTACAATGGAAAGCAAAAACGGCAATCGAATATACTCAATTTACGAATGGGTCATAAACTATTGAATGAAAATTACATTACAAAAATACAATGAATCTCTAATAAAAATAGAAGCAGAATTATCTATTTTGAAAGAAATCGGAGATTATTTTACATTTTTCGTCCCCGGCGCCCAATATATGCCTTTGTATAGGATTAAGGCTTGGGATGGGAAGATTCGCTTATTTGATTTTAAAACATGTACTTTACCATATGGTCTTCTATGGAAATTAAAAAAATTTACCGAAAATAGTGGTTATGAATTAATCACAAATGATTTGGATATCGAAAATTCTTTTTCTAACATAGAAGCTAATGATTTCTTTAAAGCACTCCAACCAACTTCTAAAGGAAAAGAAATATATCCAAGAGAGGATCAAATTTATGCGTTTCGTTCAGCAATACAGCGTAAGCGCATTATATTGATTAGTCCTACAGGGTCAGGAAAATCTTTAATCATTTACGCAATAATTCGGTGGTTAGTTTTTCAAAAAAAGAAAGTGTTGCTAGTCGTACCTTCAACCAGTTTGGTTGAACAAATGTATTCCGATTTTGAGGATTATTCATTAATCAATAAATGGAAAGTATCGAAACATTGTCATCGTGTTTACTCAGGAAAAAAATTGGAATCGGATGCTTCCGTAGTTATTTCTACTTGGCAATCAATCTACAAATTAGGTAAATCTTGGTTTTCACAATTTGATGCCATTATTGGAGATGAAGCACATGGTTTTCAGGCAAAATCTCTTTCTTTAATTATGAAAAAATTGGAAAATGCCGAGTATAGAATAGGAACAACTGCTACATTACAGGAATCCAAAATTCATAAATTGGTTCTCGAAGGGTGGTTTGGCCCAGCCCGCGAAGTTATAAAAACAAAAGAACTTATTGATTTGAAAGCGATTGCTGATGTATCAATAAGTTGCTTAATATTAAAATATCCTAAAGAAGAATGTAAGTTTGTAAAATCCTTGAAGTATCATGAAGAAATTGAATATATTGCTCAAAACCAAAAAAGAATGAATTTTTTGAAAAATCTTGCCCTTTCTCTTGACGGTAACACATTGATTATGTTTAAGTTAGTCGATAAACATGGAAAACAAATTTATAAGGAATTGTTAGAAAAGTCAAAAAATAAAATTCCTATCTTTTTCGTTCATGGAAAAATAGACGTAGAAAATCGTGAAGAAGTCCGTAAAATTGTCGAAAATCAAGAAAAATCAATAATTGTAGCCAGCTCTGGAGTTTTTAGCCAAGGAGTTAATATCCAAAGGATTCATAACATTATATTAGCTTCTCCAATGAAAAGTATAATTAGAAATAAACAATCAATTGGAAGAGGAACACGTTTGGGACACGATAAAACTGTAGTTAATATATATGATATCGTTGATAATTTTGAATATAACAATAATAAAAATTTTGCTCTGGAACACTTTTTTGAGCGTTTGAAAATCTATAATGGAGAAAAATTTGTCGTAAAGACATATAATATAGCACTATGAAAAATGAAATCCAAATAATCAAGTTAATGAATGGTGAAACCATAATCGCTGATGCGAATTTTGATTCGAAAAAACCAGGAACAATTATAATAAATGATCCTATGCTTTTGGTTTCTCTAATACACCCATCTGATCCAGAAGTGAGTGGTATTTCTATGCATCGTTGGGTACCGTTTTATAACGGAGACCTCCATATTAAAAAATCTCTCGTTATAACACATTGTAAAGCACCTAAAGAATTGGAATCTTTTTATCTTTCAGCAAAGGAAAGAATTAGTTTAAATCCGGATATTGTTGATGATTCTGCAATATTTCTAAAAGATTATGATGGAAATGGAATAAAGCAATAAAAGGAAGAACTTTAAAAAGGGATTTAATTACCGGAAGGACTTAAAGGACTTATTACTTGAAACGGCTACACTCTCAGAATAACATTTGTCAAGTCATTTGTCAAGTTTTTTTTGACATTTTTTTTTCAATATGCTATACTAATAGAGTATTCAAAAGGAGAGAATACATTTGAAAAAGAAAAACCATTATTTAAATAATGATGATTTTTTGAAAGCGATCATAGAATATAAGGAAATGATTAAAAAAGCCAAGAGTGAAGGAAAAGAAAGACCACCTATTCCAGAATATATTGGTGAATGTTTTTTGTTGATTGCAAACAGACTTTCTACAAATCCTAAATATTTTGGCTATACATATAGAGAGGATATGATTGGTGATGCTTTAATAGATTGTGTTAAGTATCTGGATAGATTTGATCCACAAAAGAGTAGCAACCCATTTGCTTATTTTACACAATTTATGTATCATGCCTTTATTCGTTGTATAGGAAAAGAAAAACAATTTCAAGATACTAAATTTAGATATCTTGAGAACTTGGAATTAATTGGCCAAGTTTCCGAAAAGCAGGCCGGTGATTCAAAGGAATATGATAATACATACGCAAAATTTATTTATGAAAAGCGCCGCGAATCATCATATGAATTTAGAAAAAACAAAGAAAAGAAGCAAAGAGAAAAGAAGAAGATTATTGGTATTTCACAATTCGAGGTGTAAATGAGTAAAATTGCTCTAATCACAGATTTACATTTTGGAGTAAGAAATGATTCATTAATTTATTTAAATTATTTTGAAAAATTTTATAAAGAACAATTTTTTCCATATTTAATTGAAAATGGTATAGGGACAATAATTAATCTAGGAGATACTTTTGATAGAAGAAAATTTATTTCCTTTAATACATTGCGTAGGGCAAAGGAAATGTTTTTTGATGTGGCGTTTGAAAATGGAATTACGATTCATACTATTATTGGAAATCATGATACGACATATAAGAACACAAATGAATTAAATGGTCCTGACCAACTGTTGAGAGAATATACCAATATACACATATATTCAGAACCGGAAGAAATTGATTTATTTTGTACTGGTGAATTATTTGCGTTCATACCTTGGATTACTGCGGATAATCAAGAAAAGGTGTTGAAATTTATTCAAGATACAAAGGCAAAAATTGCTTTTGGACATTTTGAATTGAATGGTTATGAAGTGTTGCGAGGTATTAAAATGGAACATGGAATGGAACCAGATATTCTTTCAAAATTTGAAGCCGTTTTTTCTGGGCATTTCCATTCAAAGCATGATAAACGAAATATATATTATTTAGGTACACCTTATGAACTATATTTTTCGGACCTTTATGATAACAAAGGATTTCATATTTTCGATACAGAAACGAGAGAATTGGAATTTATAATTAATCCGAGAAGACTGTTTCATAGAATTTATTATGATGATAAAGGAAAAACGTATCAAGAAGTTGTAAAAAAGGTTGATTATTTGCAATACAAAGATACATATGTAAAAGTTGTGGTTGTGAGAAAAACGAATAATTTATTTTTGGAAAAATTTTTGGATAAATTATATTCTGCTTCTCCTGTTGATGTTAAAGTTGTGGATGAATTTAAAGTAGATATAGAAGGAAATTTATTGGATGATTCTATTAGTTTAGCAGAAGATACATTATCCGTTTTGAATAAGTATGTCGATTCAATAGAATCTTTGAAAAACAACGAAACGAGAGAAAAATTGAAAAATCTACTTTCGGAATTGTACAAAGAAGCACAAATGATTGAGGAATAAGGGATGATAGTTTTTGAGAAGATTCGTTGGAAAAATTTTCTATCAACCGGAAGAAATTTTTTAGAAATAGATTTGGATACGAAATCATCAACATTGATTTCTGGTGTAAATGGAACAGGAAAATCGACTCTTTTGGATGCTCTTTCATTTGCATTATTTGGAAGAGCATTTAGGAAAATAAACAAACCACAATTGATTAATTCGATTAATGAAAAGGATTGTTTGGTTGAAGTTGAATTTTCTATCGGAAAAACAAAATATATGATTCGTAGAGGTATGAAACCAAACATATTCGAAATTGTTGAAAACGGAAAAGTAAAAGATAAGGAAGCATTTATAAGAGATCAACAGGAATATCTTGAGAAATTTATATTGAAATTGAATTTCAAATCGTTTTCGCAAGTTGTTGTTTTAGGATCAAGTACTTTTATTCCATTTATGCAATTATCTGCTGCTGATAGGAGATTTATTATAGAAGATTTGTTGGATATACAAATATTTTCTGCTATGAACGTTGTTCTGAAAAATAGAATCGCTGAACATAAAACGCAGTCGGATTCTTTGATCCATAGAAAAGAATTGGTTAAACAGAGAATAAATCTAATAGATTCGCATATACAGGATTTAAAAAAGCATACAAAAGAGAGAATAAAACAAATTGAGGAACAGATACGTTTAACGAAAAATGAGATCGAAAAGGAAAACGAATTAATTATTGAATCTGCGAATATAGTAGCATCCCTGTCCAAAGAACTGGAGGAAAACCAATCTTTTTTTATTCGTTTGGGAAAATATCAGGAACTCCATAGCGATTTATCAAAAAAGATTAAAAATATTTTAAAAGAAAAGAAATTTTTCCAAGATATGTTATATGATAAAGAAAAATCAAAATGTCCTACTTGTAGCCAAAATGTTAATGAAGAGTTTGCTTCCTCTTGTATAGAAAAGAAAAATGAACAAATCGAAGAATTGGAAAAAGCATTGAATGAGATTGATGTTGAGACACAAAAAATGAAGATCGAAGAGGAAAGACTTCATTCTATTCGTGATGAAATAGAGAAATATAGACAAAAGATTTTGAAATATAAATCTAATATTGATGGATACAAAAAATATATTTCTACTCTGAAAGATGAAAAGAATAACATTTCAACAGGAAAATTCGAACAAAAGGAATTGGTAGAGAATGAGGAAAAATTAAAAGATTCGATTTCTGAAATGAATAAATTAAAAGAACAGGAGAAAAAATACATTGAGGAAAAGGAAGTTTATGAATTAGCATATGTGATGTTAAAAGATTCGGGTATTAAGACACAAATAGTGAAACAATATATCCCTATTATTAACAAGTTGGTAAACAAATATCTAAATGAGTTAGATTTTTTTATTAACTTTGTTTTTGATGAGAATTTTAATGAAACGCTGAAGAGTAGGCACCGTGATGTGTTTTCTTATGCCTCTTTTTCTGAAGGGCAAAAGAAAAGGATTGATTTGGCATTGCTTTTTACCTGGCGCGAAATTGCAAAATTGAAAAATAGTGCAAATACTAATATATTAATTTTGGATGAAGTATTTGATAACGCATTGGATGCTCAAGGAATTGATGATTTTATGAAATTGCTTCATACATTAGGAAATTCAATTAGTATTTTTGTAATAAGCCCCAAAGGTGATTTAATCTTTGATAAATTTGAGAGAGTAATTAAATTTGAATTAAAAAATAATTTTAGTAAAATGGAGATTATATGAATAAGGATAGTAATATTGGATGGGATGAATATTTTTTTGGACTTGTTGATGTTATAAAACAAAAAAGTAAAGATCCAGATACTAAGGTTGGTTGTATAATTGTTGGAAAAGACCATGAAATCAGAACAACTGGATTCAATGGCTTCGCCCGCGGTGTGGATGAACACCAACAAGAAAGATGGGTTCGACCAGAAAAATATTTTTGGGTAGAGCATGCTGAAAGAAATGCGATTTATAATGCTGTTCGTTGTGGTGTGTCTTTGGAAGGATGTACTGCTTATATAGAAATATTCCCATGTATAGAATGCGCGAAGGCGTTGATTCAAAGCGGAATCAAAATAATTAAGGTTCGTTTTGAAAAGGTACAAGAGAGGAAAAGAATTTTATTGGAGCGCGGTAATGAATTTTATGAAAACGAATTTAAAAATATGATTAAAATACAACGTATGTTTTTTGAATCTGGTGTCGAATATGTGGAGGTGAGATGATGGATAATTATGTGATAAGGGCCTCAGAAAAAATGGAAGAGATGGAAACAGGTGCTCGCCGTGATTGTAGGGAGGGAAAGGGAAGATATGATTTGATTCCTCCTAAACCATTGAAAAGATTGGCATTAGTTTATGAAAAAGGCGCCAATAAATATGGAGAAAACAATTGGAAAAAAGGAATGAAAGTTTCTCGTGTTTTGGATTCAGCACTAAGACACATTTTTCTGTATATGGAGGGAGATGATGTTGAAGATCATTTAGCACAAGCTGCTTGGAACATTTTTGCGGCTTTAGAATTTGACGAAACGGAATTAAATGATATAGAAACAAGAAAACGAAAAAACAATGCAGCAATACAAGAAGAAATCAAAAAACTTTTAACATTCGATGAAGAACAAAAAAAGAAGATGATGGATGTTTTTAAAGGGAATAATAATCTATGAAAACATTTTATGAAAGAAACGATTATGTTTTGGATAATCCTGATGTGAATGTTTGTTTTGAAGATGTTTTGTTCTATTCAGAAGAAGAATTTATATCTTGGGTGAGGAAGGTAAAGGATGCTATTTTATATTCCTGGGACACATTTGGGTGTCCTTTGAAATCTGGTTTGTCTGAAGCGGAAATTATAGAACAATTTTCGCAATTGATTGATGTTGTGGATATGCATCAAACAAAAGAGGAAGCCAGAAAGATATCCAAAAAAGGTGTAAATAGAAGTTTTGAAACGATAGATTTATCGGATGAAACAGGAACAACACTTGTTTTTCAAAATATACAAAGAGATGGAACCGCGGTAGATCAATTTTTCCCAACAATGATGAAAACACGAATCAATTATTCTATTAAGAATAATGGATATAGTGTTTATGATTTGTTTTCGGATGAGACTAAGTTTTCAAAATTGGTAACGATATCAAGAAAATGTATTCGAAGAGATTCATTTTATTATTTTAGTAGAACGGTAAATAAAAATTCAAACCAAGAAATTTTTAAGTGTGATACGGCACTCCAATTTATCGAATTGTGGAATGATAAAAATAATAGCTTGAAGGAAAAAATGGGTCTTTGGATTGATGGGAAAAAGAAACCGAAATCCGATAAATCAACTGGATATTCGCAGGTTGAATTGAAAAACCAATTATTCTTTACAAAGGATGAATTGCTCCAGTCTATTATTGATGGAAAAATTTCATCAAAGCAAGTGAATACTTTGAAACAACCTCTTTCGGATGAGTATCTTTATTATATTCGTATTTTTGAATATGGAAAGAAGGTGTTCCCGCATGCTTTTAGGGCATATAGGATTGGAGATATTCAGATTGCTGTAAATTTCCCTCCAATGACAGCCAAATTCTTGATTGAAAAATATACAAGGCATATAGAAAATCAGGATGAGATTATATATTATGATCCATCTTCCGGGTGGGGTGGCCGCATCCTTGGTGCTATGTCTTATTATCACAAGCGACCTGATGGCTCTTATGTTAAACTTCATTATGTCGGTAACGATCCAAACCCGGATAATTATATACCAGAATTGAACAAAACGAGATACGAATGTGTTGCTGAATTTTTCAACGAAAAGGTGAAATCTAATCGTATTAATGTTGTTTTTGGAAATGAACCAATTAATACATATGAAATTTTTCGAGAAGGTTCTGAGTACATACACAAAAATCCAGATTTTCAAAAATATAAAGGAAAACTTGATTTAGTATTTACTAGCCCTCCTTATTTTGCAAAAGAAGCGTATAGTGATGATGAAAAACAGAGTTATAAGGCACATTCAACATATGAAGCATGGAGAGACAATTTTTTATACCCTACTCTAAAGACTGCTGTAGAGTATTTGAAAGAAGATCGGTATTTGTTATGGAATATTGCCGATGTTCAATTTGATGGTAGGTGGCTTCCACTTTTAACTGATTCAATCAACATCCTTAGGTCATTTGGTATGGAAATTAGTGTGAACAAAATGGCGTTGATGAATATGCCTGGACAAAATAGGATAGGAGAAGACGGAAAACCAACTTCCGGTTCATTTGCTCGTATTATTAATTCGAAAGGACAAGAAGAGTGGATAAAAACAGAACCAGTGATTGTGGCATATAAACCAAAAAGGAAAGATGGTTGTTAAACCATCTTTCCTTTTTCTGTGATGAGGTGAATAAATCTATTTAGGAGGATTCTATCCTTTTTTAGGTGAGTATAGTATTCTGATAAGTCATAAGTATGAATATTCTTAATCCCCAAAGAACTACCACCAGGGATTATGTAGTATTCAGTATATCCCTTTTCGAAACAGGTGATAAAGTTATTCCTATCATATTCTGCGGAAAGCAAAGTGATGTTCTTATTATTAATAAAATTGGATGCACGTTTAATCGTATCTTCTTTTCCGCCACCCGTACAAAAGAATCCGACAATATTACATCCTGTTCTATGTCTTAATATCTCCGCAAAAACACGGTCACCCATTCCATAATCTTTTGCGTTATAGGTGAAATCCTTTTTTGTCACAGGATCATGAATGATGATATTGTAGATATTCGAATCAATAACATTTTTCTGGTTTTTGCTATAATATGACATTAGGTTGGTTCCTACTCCATCAGTTAAGAGCAATACGTGGTTATATGTTGTCTTTCGTTCTTTTGCTATTTTTTCATTGATCACAATTGCCGTGATGAGTGTATCGGAAAGAGGAGTATATGTTCCGAGAAAATCTTTGTAACTCGCCACACCCGAAAAAACTCCAGTCGCCGCAAGCAAATTTTCACATGCTTCATGGAATTCGGCATATGTCATATCTACAGAAAAAAATTGTCTGAGAAGAAAACTTTTAGACACCATAATATCATTTTCAGAGTATTGAACCTGTTTCATATTAAAGGAAGAATGTCCGAATGTATATAGTTCAAAAGGAATCCCTGCCTTTTTGGCGAAGAGCGCTAAACAAAGAGCCTGTTCCACTGTATTGAGAATATTGTTTACCATAGAACCAGAGAAGTCAATAAAAGCGGTAAGACTATGGTTTTTTCCGATATACTTGATTGTATTGGATTTGAAAATGTCATCCGAATACTTATAGTGAACAATTTTGGAAAAATCAATTGTTCCGGATTTTGCATTTTTATCCTTTTGTTGCTCTTCCGCTTTCTTTTTGCGGTTAAATTCCGTGAAGAGATAATTAATTTTGTTGGTATTGTTTTTCTTGAAATCCAGAAAATGCTTTTTTACCTCTTCAAACAAAGTGGGTTTGGTATCGCGGATGTATCTATACTCATTTAGGATTACTTTATAATTTGTTACGAAATCTTTTAGTTCGATTTTTGGAATCTTTAGATAAAGATTGTTTTTCGCATTCTTATCCACCAAATACTTTAAATTCTCGGAAAAAGCTTCGTAGGTTTTACTTTTCGGTGCACACATTCTTTTTTTGGTAGGAATGTTATTTTTCTCGGCCTCAAGACTATTACTCGGTCGAATCATGTTTTTTGATTTCGATTCACCCTGTTCCCTATCTTCTTTAATTACATTTTGTTTGTTTTTGGATCCAGAATCTTTATATTCATCCTCATCTTCAGATACATTTTCATTTTCACCGGATCTCGATTCTGATTCATCATCACCAGAGTTACTATCACCAGAATCATTATCAGAATCGTCGGATGATTTATTAGATTTGGATGATTCGGAATTATCATTTTTGCTTTCTGATTTACTATTTTTTGAATCATTGCTATCTGACTCTTCAGATCCTTTTCCGGAATCATTTTTCTCACCCTTTTCATTTCCCTTTTCGGATCCATTTTCTTCTTTTTTTTCCTTCCATTCCCCAGAATCATCTCCATCAACGAATTGCATATCGTTTTCGTTTTTGATTTGACTTCTATCACCGGCAGAATACTCGTAAATCTCTTTAGTCACGGAAACAACATCAGACCAAGTTTTTGAATTTTGGATTTTATTCAAGAATTGTTTTTCTTCTGATGTAAATTCTAGGTTTGAGATTTCCGGGGCATTCATACACTTAAACTGAAGATTGATTCTATCAATTAACGGGAGAGAATTTATGTCAATATTCCGGATTCTGAAGAAATCTCGTTCCAAAAGCTCATTATAACCAATTTTAAAGTCAGGAATTAGACCCGGATACCGGATTTTAAAAAGACGTTCGATCCTTGCATCCTCAACAACATTTAGATAACCCATAACGATACTTTTATTATTAGGATCAGGATCAATTTCGCTAATCGCTTTTTCGATGATATCTAGGGATTTCTTTTCTCCTGAAGATCCTGGACTAAAAAGAGCATGTCCAACTTCGTGCCCAACGAACATATTCCTAGTTTCTTGTTTTATATTATTGACGAAACAAGGAAGTGTTAGTGTTCTGGTTTCCGTGTTAAATGAAGCGGTATAAGCTTTTGCACTATGAATAACAGTTAAATTTTCAACCGCCAAAACTTTAGCAAGCACGTCTGTTGTTGTCGAGTTGCGATTGATTGTATTTTCTTGTTTCATACTTGTATGATATCGCCTTTGGTGCTTAATTGTCAAGGATTTTTTTCGCTTTTTCCTTTCTCTACACTCTACACATTATATAGTTGTATGATGTATCTATGTACATATGATGGTGTGGTAGTAAAAAATTATAAATATTTTTTGACAACCGTGTTGTGGTGTGCTATATTAGAGTAGAATAGAAAGGAAACATACGACACATTATGAGTTTAACATCTGATAGAAAAGTGGTTCCTATTCCAAAAGACTCCACCAAAAATTCCGCCGAATCGTTTGCACATTCGGATTTCGCCAAAGGAATTTCGTATGTTCCGGAGATTGATCCAACATTCATACCTTATGGGGATTATGAAGAGTATAAGTCCATTATCGAAAGCAAGAATTTTTTTCCATTTCAAATTTTTGGACTTTCTGGTTGCGGGAAAACATTTCCAATCGAACAAGCTTGCGCCATCACAAAGCGGGAATTGGTTCGTGTTCCTATCTCCATCGAAACGGATGAAGATCGTTTAATTGGTCACTATGTTTTGGAAAACGGAGAAACCAAATTTCAGTATGGACCTGTGGTCATTGCAATGATCCGGGGTGCTGTTTGTTTGTTGGATGAATTTGACAAGGCGGGTCCGAAGCTTATGTGCCTTCAGCCCGTTTTGGAAGGAAAACCTCTACTCATTAAACAGACGAATGAATTAATTCATCCGAAAGAAGGATTTACTATTTGTACTACCGCTAATACAAAAGGTACCAGTGATGAGACCGGAAAATATATTACATCCAATTTGATGGATGAGGCTCTCCTAGAGAGGTTTGTGTTACTCTATGAAGCTGATTTTCCTCCCGAGGAAACAGAAAAGAATATCATTTTAAGAATGATTAGTAAATATGGTCTTGATCCAAAGGAACATAAAACTTTTGCCAAATGTTTGGCAAAATGGGCTCAACAAATACGGATGACGTATAGGCAGGGAGAAAGTATGGATGTTATCTCCACGCGCCGTATTGGTCATATTGTAGCAACATATGCTTTAGTTACTGGTGGAAAAGACCGTTTGGGGGCGATCAAGCGTTGTTTGAACCGGTTTTCACCTGAGGTTGCCGAGGCATGGGCCACCGCTTATCGGGCAATTGACGCAGAATGTATCCCGAAAGGAAGCATTGATTCGAAAAATGTTGTTGATCTCGGAAAACAAGCATTTAATCAGAGGAATCAAAACTTCAAACCTTGGTAGAAAATTACGACAAAAATGGAGAAACAAAACATCATTACATTAAAATGAATCATGTATAATGGGAGTATCTTTTTTTACATAAAATACTCCCAGCATTTTTTTTCTGTTTTTTTTTTTTGTTTTGAAAATTTGACAAATTAAATTATTATTAGTATAATAGAATAAAGAGGAAAGATATGGAAGAAAAGGGACATAAGTATAAGGAAATCGAAACACTCAAAGAAATTGAGGAATATATCATCAAAACATATGCGGAGCACTATGTTGGTAATAAAGGTATTCAAGTGATGGATTTGCTATTAGCAAACGAGCCCACGGGTTTAGAATATGCTCGTGGTAATGTAGTAAAATATGTCATGAGATATGGGAAAAAGGGAGGTTATGAGCGGAAAGATTTATTGAAAGCAGCACATTATCTCCTTTTTATGCTCTATAACGATTCTACATTATAAAGGAGAAAATGGATGAAATTAAGTAAAACAACATTAGATGTATTGAAAAATTTTAGCGAAATTAATTCCGGTTTGTTGATTGAAGCGGGAAATGTGGTAAGAACAAAGCACCCATCCGACACAATTCATGCCATATATACCTCAGAAGAAGAATTCCCAAATAGAGTAGCAATCTACGATCTTAATATTTTCTTGGGTGTGATTTCTGTATTTGATTCACCAAATTTCGATTTTCGGAAAGAATGTGTTGTTATTTCCGAAGAGTATGATCCTGAATCAGAGAATACAATTTTATATTGTAAACCGGAATTTATTGTTTCGGCTAACAAAATCAACCCTCCTCCATTTGAAATTTGTTTTGAATTGGAAAAAGATGTTTTTGGAAAAATTGATAAACTTGCTAGAATCCAAGAGTTAGATTCTTATATTTTTGAAGGGAAAGATGGGAAGTTATTTTTGCGTGTTGGAAAGGAAAAGAATTCCGAATCGAATTCCTTTGTCATGAAAATTGGTGATAATACTTACGGTAAGGATTTTCGTTGTATATTTTCAACAGAAAACTTTTTATTTTTACCCGGTCATTATACAGTATCCATTTCGACAAAGAGAATTGCTAAATTTTCACATAAAGATGTGGCATTAGAGTATTATGTGATGGCGAAATTTGATAAATAAATTTATGAAAGAACAAAAAAGAATTGCAAAGATACATTGCTATTCCTGTGGAAAAAAGAGAAATAGCGACATTTTTATCCAATCAAATGTTAAGGATGAAAATGGAAACGTACGAACACTAAAATTAAAATTACCACAGTTGTTGTATATATTAAAGAACAAAAATTTAGAAACATCATTGCTCAGAGGTGGAGCATTTATTTCTATTTGTCCGGTTTGTAATACAGCTACTCCTTTTATGGTAAATAAAAATAGAAAATTAACCATAATTGAAGATATGTTGATTTAATTTAAAGAATTTGATATAATAATTACTATGAAAATAAATGAAAATGAAAACATCTTGTGGGTAGAAAAATATCGTCCAACATATATTGACGATTGTATTCTACCCAAATCTCTTAAAGAAGTTTTTAGAGCATATCGTGATAAACAAGAATTACAAAATATGCTTTTATCAGGACCTCCAGGAATCGGAAAAACGACCGTAGCAAAAGCGCTTTGTTTAGAAACCGATTCTCCGCACATCATAATCAACGCATCGGAAAGCGGAAATATTGATACATTAAGGACAACAATTCGAGATTTTGCTTCAACTGTTTCTTTTTCAGGAAAAAGAAAGGTAGTAATTTTGGATGAAGCAGATTATCTAAATGCCAATTCAACGCAACCCGCGTTGCGCGGTTTTATGGAAGAATTTTCAACAAATTGTGCCTTTTTTCTAACATGTAATTTCAAAAACAAAATTATTACTCCATTACATGGAAGAACTACAGTTATTGATTTTCGTATTGATAAAAAGGAAAAACCAGACATAGCAAAACAATTCTTCGATAGAATGATATTCATTTTGGATAATGAAAATATTGAATATGATGTAAAGGTTCTTGAGGAATTGGTTATCAATTTTTTCCCGGATTTTCGTAGAGCAATCAATGAATTACAGAGGTATTCGCAAACCGGAAAAATAGATTCAGGTATATTAAGTTCATTATCAGAAATCCAAATTAAATCATTAATTAAACATTTAAAAGACAAAGATTGGAAGGGAATGCGTTCTTGGGTCGTACAAAATTTGGATAATGATCCTACAAGAATTTTTAGAGCGATATATGATTCAATGTATGATTATGTGAAACCATCGAGTATTCCTCCTCTCGTTCTCATTTTAAATGATGGACAAAGGAATCACTCTTTTGTGGCCGATCCTGAAATCAATATGGTTTCCACATTAACACAGATAATGGGAGAGATAGAATTTAAATAAAAATTGAAAAAGGATGATAAATTATGTATAGGAATGAAATGGTAGATTTTTTTGATGATCCTGTGACGGATTATTTTAATCCTATTCGAATGATGAATATGAAAAAAATAGATCCTTCTACATATGCTCAATTATTGGGGAAGAAAAATGAAGAATTTCAAATGAATTATTTAAGAAATGTATATGGAATTCGTGTGATACAGGAAGATAATAATTTTGCTGCTTGGGATTTTATAGTTTTGTTTGGAAGAGAATCGAGGCGTTTGAGAATACAATCAAAATTGCGATTGTCTAAAAATATGAGAATAACAAAACGCACAATGAGAGAAGGACATGGTTCTTATAATTGTGATGACTTCGAATATCTTATGATTACAAGAAATTTGCATGATACGGAGAAAGGTATTTTATCTAGTAAAGGTATTATTTTTATTCCTTCTTATGAATTAAAAGTAAGATCAAATTCTAAAAATTTAATTACAGATGTTCCAAAACATATAGCAGACGCATATACCGGAAAGAACATAAGAGAAATCATCACAAAAACATATAAGAATTTTGATTAAATTCGGATAATTTTAGTTATATATGAAAAATGAAAGAGGTTTTCTAGAAATTTATTGTTATTGAAATAAATCATCAATATTTCCAAATAGAGAAAAGTATAATAGAAGAAGTAAGAAAGGAACAAAATAATACATTGAAAGAATTTTATGCCTGAATTAAAAGATTGGTTAAATAGCATAAATAAGAAAACATGTAATTTACTCGAAGATGATGAAGCCGGATTAAAAGAACAAACGTATCTACCTTTTATTATAAATCGTTGTTTATCATATTATCCAGATTTGATTTTTCTTGTAAATGAAATGAATAGCCGTGCAGAAATGGATTTCAAATTACAATATGATTTTTTATTCCATACTATTTCAAAAGCAAACCGCTTTTCACCTTGGCAAAAAAAGGAAAAAGATGAAGCCATAGAGGCCATAAAAGAATATTATGGTTATTCGGAAAAGAAGGCGCAAGATGTGAAAAATGTAATTTCAAAAAACCAACTCACATATATATTAGAGAGGATAAGTGAAAAAAAGATGGTTATGGAAAAACAAAAACCTCGCATTAAAAAGGAGAAGAAAGCGAAATGAATTATGATACATCAAATATGATTGAGGTTCTTTTAAATGACCCAGATGATTTTTTAAAGGTAAAAGAAACTTTAACAAGAATAGGAATCGCCTCAAAGAAAGAGAATACGTTATTCCAATCTTGTCATATTCTCCATAAGAGAGGAAAATATTATCTAGTACATTTTAAAGAATTATTTGCGTTGGATGGAAAAGAAACAGATTTTACAGTTTCCGATATTCAAAGAAGAAATACAATTATTAAATTATTAGTAGAGTGGAACCTTATTACTCTTAAAGAACCAAAGGAATATCAAAAAATTTTGGAAAACCTCGCTCCGTTGAATTTAGTAAAAATTATACCACACAAAGAAAAACACAATTGGAAATTGGTAGCTAAATATTCAATCGGAAAGAAAAAGAAATCGGTTCCGGTGATAGAAGATTATGACGAAAATATGCTTTCTAATTAATTTTTTTGCGTTTTCTCTATTTGCTCAATCACAATTAATCATAAGCATTGATGCCGGAAATATGGCACAACCTCATGGTGAATTTGTTACAGATAGAGCCTTTTCGGGTGGTGGTGTGTATAAGTTTGTTCCACCATCCCAAATTGATATTGAACTATCTACCGTCAGACACGGATCAAATTTTTCATACAATTTTCCTTCATTACAAAACGGAAGATATTGGGTTTCCTTGAATTTTGTGGAAGTTTTTGATTGGCCGGAAGGCCGGAGAAATTTCCATGTGAGTATTAATAATGAACGTGTTTTAACTAATTTGGATATTTCTAAAGAAGCCGGTGGATGGGCAAAAAGACTAACGAAAAATTTCTTAATTGATGTGAAAAATATGGAAGGACTTTCTATCAATTTTAGAGAAGGTCTTCGGAGTGCTATTGTTTCAAGCATTATTATATACAGATTAGAAGGAAATCAGACATCTCCCAACGATATACCACAAGATACTACAAATTGGTGTCAAGGTGCTCTTATTTTGCGCGAATCAGAAAAACAAGTAAAAATAGGACCATTTTGGAATTCAAAAAATAAATGCCATATTAATTTTGAATTGACACCTCCGGATCAATTAGACCCTCTT